GTTTCAGTAATGTTCACGGTGACAGACTTGATGTCGCCTTCCTTCCAGTCTGGCGAGCGAACCGCTGCATTGGCGAGTCGCTGCAGAACCTCGATCACGTCCGGGTGATCCTTGAAGTGCATATATACCGCGTTGAAACTGCCGATGACCGCCGTCTTGGTCTTCCGCATGCTGATCGAGCGCACCGCGCCGGTCGCGCTTTCCATCCGCGCCTTATCGGCGGGGCGCTCAGCCTGGGCGACCATCTTTGCAGCCGCCTTCGTCGCCGATTCCGCCTCGGCCATAGCGATGCTGTCGCCCTTGGCCTCGGCCAACTGCTGAGCGGCAAAGGCGTCGGCCTCGGCCTTCTGTGCTGCGATGCGCTGCGCCTCCTTCTCGGCAGCGATCCGATCGTTCTCCTTGGTGATCCACGCCGCCGCGAGAGGGGCGAGGCGCTTGATGGCCTTGTCCACGGCATCCTCGATGTCCTTGAATGTCTTCTGGACATCCTCGGCCGCCGCCATGTGCGGCCTCTTCTGCTCCGCGCGCAGATCGTCGATCTTCCTCTTCGCGGCCCTCAAGGCTCCATTGATGTCGGTCACAACCCGCGAGGTCGCGTCGTCCTGGATCGGGCCTTTGGCGATAATATCGTCGGCCAGGCGAACCGTGTCATCGCGCAGCTTCTTCGCCTCTGCCAGCGATGCCGGGCTATAAGCGGTGGGGAGGGCGGGTGTCGGGGGGGCGTTGTCGCCCGCAGCTGGTTCGGTCATCGTTTCGCTCCATCTTTGATCGGGTTAAGGATTTGGTAGGGGTCGTGCATCGAGGGCGTGGCAGAGATCAGCTTGAGAAGGGCCTTATATGCGTCTCGACTGATAGGTTTGATCCACGTCCACAGCTTCAAAATTTCGTCTTGAGAAAGTGGGTTTCCGTTGATGGTCCCGCCAAGCGTTTCTGGGTAGGCCAGTTCTCCGGTATCGGTGTCGATGCCCCGTATGATGCGAATCTCGACCGCAACCCAAGGCCCGCCCTTTACCAGCTTTGTCCTGAACCATCCGCACTCCGGCCAGTCGCCGTGGGTTTGAGTATCAGGGTCGCCGGACAGTATGCCCGTGTGCCAGGCATAGAGGTCTTTAGCGGGGGTCGGCTGGCGCATTACCAGAGTGAATAGGCAATCGCGGCGATGACGCCGAGCAGGCCGCAGAGCAGGGCTGCGGTGATGCCGATGTCGATCAACATCTTGCGGCGATGGCGGCGGCGCGCATCTGCGCCGAAGTTTTTGAAGGCTTTCTCCAACAGCCGGTTTTGCTCTTCGGTCGGCACCGGGCGGCGCAGCACGAGGACGGCTTCCTTGGTGGGCATGTTCATCGCGATTCCCTCCGCATGTCAGAACAATGGCTTTCAGCGATACTCCATGCCTGATGGCGTGTCAAACCACTTTCAAAACAGTTTTAGACAAACCCGGCACGATATTTCTTGCGGCTTTGCCAGGCTGGCGGTATGCGTGGGGTGGTGATGCCACAAAGTGACCGCCATTGTTCCGCAGTGTTCAAACTCCAAGCTGAGGAAGTTGATGCAAGTTCAGCGACAGCCGATGCGAATTATGGATTTCCATGCGCGTATCCTGCCGCCCCAGGATCGGGTGGATCTGATCGTCGCCATGGGACCATCGACCAACGACATGCAGCGATCCGATGAGCATGGAGCCCGGCACAACACGCCGTTCTATGAGGCGTGGAAGGATCGGGCGATGACTGAGATCGTGCTGCAGTTGCCCTCGATGAGGTTCAAGGCGCTGCCCCCTGGGAATTACTGTGCTGGGATCATGGTCGCGCTGGAAACTTTCGCGGGCATCGACCCGGTGGACCTCGACAACCGGCTCAAGGCGATCTTCGACCTGCTGCACCGGATGAGGATTACCCCGGACGACAAGTGGCTCTACAGCTTCGTCGTCTCCTACGACCCGCGAATCGCCGTGGGATACACGCAAATCGGGGTCTGGCCGCTGGCCGATGTGCCGCTCCTAACTCGGCGCCCCGAAGATCCACCACCCAAGAAGAAACGGGCGACCAAGGTCAAACTACCCAGCTTCATCGGGAGGAACATCCGTGGCGTCAAATTCTGATGGGGTCAACATCGGCCTCCTGCGGAAGCTATGGCCGACAAACTCGTCGCTGGACGACATCGCGGGCGTCATGGGTGTGTCGAAAGATGCAGTCCGGGCCGCCGCCGATGGCGCGCTGCTGCCGATGCGCCGGCCAGGCCCCAAGCCGAAGGTCAAGGTCAATGAGAAGGACTTCGCCCTCGCCTACCGGTGCGGCCTGACAATCACCGCCCTCGCCGATAGGTTCAGCATGTCCCGATCCGCCGTCATGCGGCGCATCGCGCGCCTGAAATTGGGGGGTCGGTCGAACTGATGGCGAATGGACTGCCCTGGTATCCACGCAGGCCGCGCGACCTCTTCGAGGGGACGGCGGGCATGAGCATCAAGTTGAAGGGGCCATATGGGCTGCTGCTCGACCTGATCTACATACACGATGGGGCTCTACCGGACAACCGCCAGTATATCGCCGGGCACCTCGGCATGGGCGTCCGCGGCCTCGGGCTGGTGATCCCGGAACTGGTGGCGCTCGGCAAGCTGGTCATCGAGAACAACATCATCAGCAACCCGAAGGCCGACGAGGTGCTGGCCGAGACGCGCGGGAAAAAGTCCGATCCAAAGATTATCTCAAGATCATCCGAAGATGATCTGAAGATGATCTCAACATCATCTTCAGATCATCTTGAGATAACGGAAATATTAGTCAATGAAAACAACCCCCTCGCGCAGGCGCGTGAGATAGAGAACCAGAACCATAAAGAAGACCATGCTCATGACGATGATGGGCCGACATTGCGAGAGAAGTTGCTGGTGGCGATGGGGGTTCCCCCGTCCGGGCTCACCGGCAGGGGTGGGAACATGCTGGGGACGCAGGCCGACATGGCCGAGGCTGAGGCGTGGTTGAGGCTTCCCGGCCTGAGCGAGTCCTCGGTGCTGCTGGAGGTGGAGGCGATAGTGCTGCGGAAGGGAGACGGGCCCCCGTCGAACTTCCGATATTTCACGGGGGCCATGAGGAAGCTGAGCGGGGCGCTTTCGGCCCCGGCCTTTGAACCAGAAGGAGTTGGAAATGGGCAGCGAAGTGGAAGGCCAAGATCGGGGAGGGATGCTGGCACCCTCAACAGGATCATCGGGCTCGCAACAGGGGAAGGTTGACCGGGGGAGCATCGCCGTCCTTGCAACGTCGATCCTGAGCCAATTCTGGGTCAGCGAGGATGAGCCGGACGAGGTGCGCGCCTTCCAGTTGCGCGGCTGGCTCGATGTGCTGGACGGGATCGCCCGTGACGAGGTGCGCGCGGCATGGGCCGAATACCAGAAGACCGGGGCGCGGAGCAAGCTGGGGGTTCTCTACCGACCCGACGCCGGGGCGATCTACAAGCTGGTCATGGAGGCCCGCGCCAACGCCGCGCGCATGCGTCCGAAGCCGCCTCCGGCCCCGGAGTTGCCGAAGCCTCCGCCCGTGTCGATGGAGCGGCGTCTGGAGATCATGCGCGAGGCGGGCTGGGGCGACCGCGACCCTGCGGAGATCGAGGCCGACCTCGCCCGCAAGAAGAAGGTTTTCCGCCCATGAAGGTGTTGCTGCACAAGGACCGGACCCGGTTCACCATGGTCAAGGGCTCATGGCGCCAGACCTGCCCCGTCGCGGATCTGACCGCGCAAATTGCGTTCTACACCCGCATGGCCGACCCGAAGCGGACGCCGAAGGGCTGGACGCACTACACCGAAACCATCGCGGCACTGAGGGCCGTGAAAGCCAAGCTGGAGGCCGCGCCATGATAAAACCCCTACCTCATTCATACGGCAGAATCCCGAAGGCCATGGCCGTGTGTGACTGCTGCGGAGCGGAACGGGAGTTCGTCTGCACATACGAGGGGCGAAACCCCGGCGTTCCCGGAAGCACCGGGAAGCCGAATGTCGGCCAGGTGCATGAGAAGGCGAAGAAGGCGGGGTTCACCCTCATCAAGGGCGTCCTTCGCTGCCACGCTTGCGCCGTCAAACACAAAGCCGATACCCGGCAAAAGGCTCAGACCCGGCAGAAGGGCCAGACCCCACCGCATGCCCCCGATACCCTGACCATCGAGGAGGTGGCGCGTATCGACCGCTGCTCCACGAAGACGGTGCGCCGCGCAATAGAGCAGGGCCTCTTGAAGGTGTCCCGTGTCGGGCCAGGCTCTCGCCTCATCCGCATCCTGCCAGGCGATCTCGAAGCCTACCACCTCAACGTTCAACCTGAGAAGGAACAACCCATGGAATCGACCCCGGCCAACGTTCAAGGCATCCGCCAGCCGACCCGCGAAGAAAAGCGCCAGATCATCGGCATGCTCGACGCTGCCTACGACACCGCCGCTGGCCGGTATGTCGGCGGCGAAACCGACAAGACCATCGCCGAGAGCCTGGGCGGGGGCGTCATGCCCGGCTGGGTGGCGGAAATCCGCGAGGAACTGTTCGGGCCGGAGGGCGGCAACGACGAACTGGCCGCGCTGGTGGCTGAGCATGCAGCGGCGCTGGTGCGCCTAGCCGCTTGGTCCAATGACTTCGGGGCACAGCGTGAAGCCTTCGCCCGGCTGGAACGGGACGGCGCTGCCATAGCCACGCTGCTGCGCGACCTTGGCCCGCGCATCGAGAAGCTGAAAAGGGCTATCGGGCCGAAGGCCACGAGCGCATGAAAGCCATGGCGCAGATCCAGGCAGAGTGGTTCGCCCTGCGCCCGTTCGGCGGGTTCAACCTCATCATGGCCGATCCCCCATGGAAGCACGTTGCATGGTCCGCGAAGGGGTTCAAGAAGAGCCCCGACGCGCATTATGAGACGCAATCGTTCGAGTGGATCAAGGCGCTGCCGCTGGATGCGCTGGCCGCCGATGACTGCTGGCTCTGGCTCTGGGCGACGAACAACATGCTGCCGCAGCAACTCGACGTGATGAAAGCCTGGGGGTTCGACTTCGTGACCTCTGGGCACTGGTCGAAGCGCAACCCGGCCACGCATAAGCAGGCCATGGGCACGGGCTATGTCTTGCGGAGCGCGGGCGAGCCATTCCTGCTGGGTCGCCGCGGCAACCGCGCAAAGATCCCCGTCACGCGCGGAGTTCGATCGGTGATCGAGGCCAGGCTGCTGCGGCATAGCCAAAAACCGGCCGAGGCGTTCGCCGCCGCCGAGAAGTTGATGCCGGGCGCGCGAAGGATCGAGGTGTTCAGCCGGACGAACCGGCCAGGCTGGGCAAGCTGGGGAGATCAGGCCGGCACAATCCCGATGGAGGGGGAGGATGGAACGACTGAACGTGATCTGGGACGAGGCGGCCTTCAAGGCGGCACAGAAGCCCCCGGACCTGCCGAAGCTGCCGCGCCCGCTATGCATGAAGTGCGGGGTGAACGCGACGGTTCGCGTCTTGTTTGACCCGGACTGGCAGGAATACGTCATCGCTGTTGCCTGCCATGGCGAGGTGCAGAGCGCGCGGCTTGGCGCGGTGGAGCGGGGGGAGAGCCGGGCCTTGGCGCTGTCCTTGATCGAAAACCTCAAAGAAGTCTTCAAACCAAAATAGGAGGCCATCATGGCTGGAAGCGTCAATAAAGTGATCTTGATCGGACACCTCGGAGCAGACCCCGAGGTGAGAAGTTTTGCCGGAGGGTCCGGCCAGGTAGCGAATCTTCGCATTGCCACATCGGAGTCGTGGAAGGACAAGAATACCGGGGAGCGCAAGGATCGCACCGAGTGGCACAAGATCAGCATCCTCGATGAGAACCTGGTGAAGATCGCCGACCAATACCTCAAGAAGGGGGCGCTGGTGTATCTGGAGGGCCAGCTTGAAACCCGCAAGTGGCAGGACAAGGACGGCAAGGACCAATACTCGACCGAGGTCGTGCTGCGGCCCTATCGGGGCACCCTGACCATGCTCGACAAGCGCGAAGGCGGAGGCGAAGGCCAGCGCGAGGGCCGGTATGACCGGAAGCCGGGCGACAAGAGCGACTATGACAAGGGCGGGTCGCGCGGCGGGGCCCGTGACCGCGACGGCATGAACGACGAAATACCCTTCTGAGGGGGCTTGACAGTGGTTGTGGCAACCATTATTGCTATAGGCCACGACACCACAACTACTGACAGCTACCTAGGAGAAACTAGTGAAAACCATCGCCTTCCAGACCGGCAGACAGTATGCCGCCAACGGCCAGATCATCATCGCTACGCTGCATGATGACGGGATCGTCACCTTCATGGATCACTCGCGCCACATCGACGGCGAGTTCAAGCTGCGCCAGCACTGCCGGTTCAATGCTGAGGAAGTGCTGCACTGCTACGACGCCGGGGCGACCATGTATCACAATTCGCAGCGATCGTGGCAGGACGGCATGGACCGCGAGGGCTGCAACTGCTGGACCCGACCCAACGCACCCATGGACATCGCCGCCATGCTCTTCACCAAGCCCCGCATGACCGAGGTCGTGCTGCCGCAGATCGACCCGCCCGCTCCGGCATACCTGCCCAAGGAAGGGCTTATCGGGCTCGACGCCATGGCGCTGAATGAGCAACTGGTCCTGTTTGCCGCGCACCATGGCTTTGAGCCGGTCGATGGGCTTGCCAAGATGGAGGAACTGGAGGGCGTGATCGGGAGCCCGGTGAGAGCTTGGCTCGCCGCCTATTCCGACGCTTGGGGTGAGGTTGCCAAGGCTGACATGGGCGAGCGCATCACCATTTGGTTCGATACCGAGAACGACGCTTTCGCGGACGAGCCCATGAGCGAGGTGGCCCGCATCCTGCGGAAGCTGGCCGACATCGCAGAGCAAGACGGACTGCCGGGCTGGCTGGCCCTGCAGGACAGCAACGGCAACAGCATCGGCGAGGTGACTGTCGCCTCCATTGGGGAGTGAAAACCATGAAAATCGAACTGACCGGCATCGAACACTCGGAGCGCATGAGCGAGGAAACCTCGTGCTACAGCGCATTCCTCATCATCGACGGCAAGAAGATCGGCACCGTGTCCAATGATGGGCACGGCGGCTGCGACAGCTTCCGGCCCATGGGCAAGACCCCCGAGGACTGGAAGGCCGATCAGGCGATCTACAACGCCGCCGATTCGTTCTGCCGGACCCTTCCGCCCATCGAAGCCTACGGCAGGAAGCTGAGCAATGACCTCGAAATGGTCTGCGCCGGGCTGCTGGAGGACTGGATGATCGGCAAGGACTTCGACAAAGCCCGCCGCAAGGCCGCGCTTGCCGTCGAGCCCGGCAAGAGGGGCGTTCGCCAGTGGGGCATACCCAAGGGCAGCACCGTGGACGCGGCGGTCGCATCCGTCGCCAAGAACCATCCACACCTGATCATACTCAACACCCTGCCGCGCGCCGAGGCCGTGGCCCTGTTCCGTGGAGCTCTCTGATGAACTGCTATCCCGACTGGATGAACCCCATTGAGGCCCGGATCATCGACATCGTGATCGCCTCTGCGCTGGCCGATGGTGGCCAGATCGACGTGCGGGATGCCTACGGCGATGGCAGCGACCCGGCAAACCCCATGACCGACCCGGAGGCGATCCGGGCCGAGGTGGCCGCGACCGGCGAAACCCTCTTCGACTTCTACACCAAGGACGGCAAGAAGCCCTTCGGCTGGGTCATGTTCGTCCATGGCAACGAGTGGGGCGTAATCAGCGACTACACCACCGACCCGGGGACCGAGGCCGTGATGAAGAAGGCCAACGACTTCGCCGTGGCGCAGGTTCTGACGCTGGAGGGCGCGACCGTCTGGATGGTGGATGGTTGCCACCCCTACATTCCGGGCCGGAACGTGAGCCTCTGGGCGACGAAATCCGCGGCAATGGCCGAGCATGACCGCCTGCTGGCGATCATCGACGCCGACATCGAGAAGATTGGCGAAAGCTACGACGACGAGAAGCCCGAGGATGGCTGGGTCTGCTGCATGCCCTTCTCGGTGGGGGGCTGACATGACCGCCCGCATCGAGCGCATCATCGACGCGCTGGCCGAACTGGCCGAACTGGCCGAACTGGCCGACGCCAACAGCGTCTTGGCCGCGCTTCGGCACGAGCAAGAGCAGGAGCGGGCCGGATGACCCTCGAACACCTCATCTGTGGCTACTTCGCCGCGATCCTCACCTTGGCCGCATATCGCTCTGATATGCGCGCCGCCCGCCAGGGAGCCAAGAAATGAACCACATCTACGAGTTTCCACCCGCCGCCGAACTGGACGGCATGATCCCCATGGATCTGTGCGCGGCCTACGGCGCATTCCTGCAGGCCACCAACTACCCGGCCAAGCATGCCCTCGACCTGCTGATGTATCTCATCCCCCGCGAGGACTGCAATTTCCAGCACATCAACTGGCTGGGCAGCTTCGTCCATGCGTGGCGCGAGGCGCACCCGACCCGCCGCACGATCTGGATTCTCATGTCCTGCGGCGACGATGGCGCTGTGTCCGAGCCCTATACCTCGGAAGAGCAAGCGCATCTTGCCGGTCTGGCGTGGCTGGGGCGCAACTGGAAGCGCGATTGGTCTACCATGCCGCATGGGTTTGCCGCCGCCGCCCAAGACTTCTACAGCTTCACCGATCCCGCCGAAACATGGTTCAGCCTTCACCGGTTCGAGGTGACGCTGTGACCCAGATCAAGGTCGTGTCGGCCTACGACACCCAAGCCGAGGCCGACCGCGAGCTGGAGCATTATCTGCGCCTCCACCGGAAGGGCGACATCGACCTAGTGAAAACGCTGCAGGGCACCATCGACTTGCCCGTGCGCCAACTACCGAAGGATCAGCCCGGTATATCTTGGCAGCCCAAGCCCAAGCGCGAAACCCGCCACATTGTCGTGGCGATCTACCGCTATGTTTCACGTGAAACCCAGAAGGACAAAGACCATGAGCAACCTTGAAGACTACATCCGCGATCAGGAAGAACTGACCGCCGACGAAGAAGCCCAAATCGCCGCAAACGCGCGAGCCAAGAAGGCCGCGAAGAAGCAGCGCCGCAAGGCCAAGGCGATGAAGCTGCGGGACCAAATCAGCCGGCAGGCCGTGCTGATCGTCAACCTAAAGGGCGAACTGGAGGCCCTTCATGCCACAAACGCACTGCAGGCCAGCGCGATCATCGAGCGCGATGGCAGGATTGGCGCGCTTCACCGCGACCTGAATTGGACCGTGGGAACCCTTAGGCGGGAGCGCGAAACCACTGCCGACATGTCGCGCAAGCTGGAGGGCATGACCCAGGCCCTGCTGGCCGAGGGCAAGAACCGCGAGCGCGACCTTGAGACGAGCAACAAGGAGATCGACCGGCTGAAAGCCTGCGTGACCGTGGTGCGCGAGGTGATCCGGTCCCTCGCCGCCGACACCTATCGCGCCGCTGGTCCGGATTTGCCTGTGGGGCCGCCCATGGTGATCCCGGCATCGCTGGTGGAGGCCATGCATGCCATGCTGGGGCCGGAATATGAACTGACCGACCTGACCATCAGTGTCTATGGAAGGCTATTCGTCCTGCCGGACCTCAAGCCGAGGGCGTGATGCTTCACCGCTGGCCCGCCCTCTACGTCTTGGCAACGCCGACCGGCATGGTCAGCTTCGCCCCGACATGGCGGGCCAGCCCCCATATGACATGGGACAGCCCTATCGCGATCACCTTCGCCTACCAAGACAGCGCGTATTCCATGCGCCTCGTCGCCGAAAGCCTCGCCGAGACATCGGCAAACGGGCTTTGGCTCATGGTCCCGAAGATGAGCAGGGCCGAGGACCAAGGCATAGCGATACACCACCTGTTCCGCTATCGTGACGCGATCCACCGCGCGATGGGATGGGCCGATGGCCCCCTTGAGCGATAACCCAGAGGAAGAAATGGCCAAGATCACCCTGACCCCCGAAGAAATCGCCCAAGCCGAGCGGGACCACGCCGCCGACCTCGCCCGCCTCAAGGCCCAGATGGGCGCAATCGCAGGCGCGCCGCCGCCTTCCGAGGCCCCTGTCCCGTCGCCGGCTCGCACCGTGAAACGCCGCGCCCCGGAACCCATCATCATCGAAGAAGCCTTCCGGCCCGAGACGCGCGCAGATCTGGCGGACCAACCCGGCTTCGACAACCTCAACGTCGATGGCGACGGCAACCCCTGTGTCTGGTCGAACAACTACGTCTGCGGAGACTGTGGCACGGCATGGTCCGATGACTGGTCCGCGCAATGCGACGATGACTGCCCGAAGTGCGGCAAGAACAACAGCCCCGAGGGCAGCGATTGGCTTGGCCCCGAGGGCGAGCAGGTCCGCACATGGCAGAACCTGCCCAACGCTGGAGCCCCACCCGAGCCCGAGCGCCCGATGAGCAAGATCGTGGCCGACACCCTGAACGATAAGCAGGCCGCGATGAACGCCGCCATCCGCGATTCGCTTGCGCGCATCATGCCCACCAATGGCGGCCCACCCCGCACCCTCGACCCGGCGAAAGAGGCCGTCTGGCTGGCGATGCAAGCCTATTGCAAGGCCCAAGAGGCCGGTATGACCCCGGAAGATCTGTGGGATGCAGTGGACGAAGAGCGCGCCCGTGAGGAAAAGCTGCACGACAGCGAGATCATCAGCCGCTATGCCCCGCGCTGGGCGTGGGATACCCTCGACGCTCTGATGGAAGAGCGCGCCACGGGGCTGATCCCCGGGACCGGCGACACCCAGACCGAAGGGGCCGCGCAGATGGCCCAATGGGCGATGACTGCCGCATGTGAGCGATCTAACCTCATGCCGATCAGCCGCGACGAGGCTCAAGACATGCTGGAGGGCGTGTGATGATGACCATCGGCGAGACGTTGATCTATCAGGCCATGCTGCTGCGGGAGGCCATGACCCGCGAGCCCGACCGCGCCCGGGGGCTGGGAGCCGTGGCGATGCGGAAGGACATCGAGCAGGGCTGGGACTTGTTCGGCATGGAGAGCGAGACTCTGGCCGAGCGAATGAAGCGCAGCGCCGCCTTCACCACCGGCTACCTCAAGAAACTGGAGCCACGCATCGACCAGGAGATCACATCGGATGATACCTCGGTCCTGATCGACGCGCTGTGCTTCAAGAAGGGCTTCCGCAGCCGCGCGCAGGCATGGGAGAGCCTTGGCGTCAGCCCGAACACTGGCGCTGGCTGGTGCAACCCTGCCAAGCCCGGGATCAAGCGATGGCCCGCCTTCGCAGCACTGCGGACAGCCGTTCTGGAGGAGAACTGACATGGCCCGTCACATCAAGCTGACCAAGCGGGAATGGGAGGTGCTGCGCCATATCGTGCAGGACCACGAGAATAGCGAGGCGCGCGATGGCAACACCTCAGGGCTGTTCATGGCGAAGAAGATCATCAGCAAGCTGGAAGCGTGGACCGGCAAGGATGACTTCGAGCCCGACCCCGTGATGGCGAACATCCACCAATCCTATCTGGCGATCCTGGAGGAGAAGAAGACGGGCCGCAGGCCCGGACCGAGCCTCGCCAAACCCATCAGCCCATTGGAGGACTGACCTTATAGTTTTCGGCCCGCGAAGATAACCGACCGCGGATATTCGTCGCGCCACATATAGACGAACCCGGAACGCACAACGCACCACCTTGCGCGAACGCACATCATGACGGATACTGGCCCGCAATTTCCCCAAGGATTGTGGGCCTTTTCATGGCGGACAACATCAAGCTGACTGTCCGCGAGCGCCTCTTCGTTGAGGCCGTCATCGAAGGTAAGAACCAGACCCAGGCTTACATCGCAGCGGGCTATTCCCCGACAGGAGCAGCCCAAAACGCGAGCCGCTTGATGAGCAAGGATAATGTGGCGGCGGCCCTGCAGGCCGGACTCGGCGATGCGAAGCGCCGTCACGTCAAGACCGTCGATGACATCGTGGACCGGCTGAGCCTCTTGGCCTTCACCGGCATGTCTGCCTTCGTGTCGGTGAATGAGGGTGGTGATCTCTGCGTGAATACCGCGAACGTCACCCCAGCGCAGATCGACACCCTGGCCGAAGTCACCATCGAAACTTACATCGAAGGCGTGGGCGATGAGGCGAGGACCGTCAAGAAGGTCAAGATCAAGCCCTACGACCAGATGAAGGCCCTCGAACTGCTGGGCAAACACCTCGGGCTTTTCAAGGAAGGCCCGAACAACGTGCCTCCGAACCCGCTGGCCGATGCCTTCCGCGAACTCTTGGCGCGCGGCTCTGCGCTTCCCGTGCGGATCATGGGCCCGCTGGGCTCTGGCCGGCCACCGATACGGATCGTTAACCCCGACCGAACCCTCGATGCGGCGGAGTAATGCATGCTGATGTCTGGCCTCGGTGCAATCACTGGCAAGGCGGGCGCGAAGCTGGTGCTTCCCTCGGTCTTCCCAGTCACTGATGTCGCGGCGCACTTCATCCCATCCAGCGAGCAGGACATCACCGACTGCCTCGGCAGTGTCGAGTGGCGGCTGGGCTCAGGCTGGCTCTATCAGATCCTCATCAAGGGTGAGGATGACGGAGACCCGGGCACCATCGCGCCCTTCGTGCCGAACGCCGCGCAACAGGACTTCCTGACCAATCTCCACAACCGCACGGTGATACTCAAGGCCCGGCAGCTTGGATTCACGACCGCCATTGCGCTGTGCTGGACAGACCATGCGCTCTTCAACGCCAACCAGCGTGTCGGGATCATCGCCCATCACATGGACCCCGCCGCTGAAATCCTGCGAGACAAGGTGCTGTTCGCCTACGAGCATCTGCCCGACTTCCTCCAGGCTATGACGCCACTCGGGCGCAAGACCACCAAGGAATTGCTCTGGGCGCACAACAACTCCAGCATCCGCGTGGCGACCTCGATGCGCTCCGGCACCATCCACCGGCTGCATATCAGCGAAATGGGCAAGATCGCCGCGAAGTTCCCTCAGAAGGCCGTGGAGATCATCACCGGCTCCCTGCCTGCCGTGCCTCAGAACCAGATCGCCGTCATTGAATCGACCGCCGAGGGGCAAGAGGGCGCGTTCTACGACATCGCGCACCGCGCCGAGGTGCTGCACCAGTCCTTGCAGGCCGCGCCGCGCCAGCTTGGGCAGAAGGAATGGGCGTTCAAGTTCTATCCGTGGTTCATCGAGCCCAACTACCGGACGAACCCGGCACATGTGTCGATGACCGACGCCGATCATGCCTACTTCGCCACCGTCGAGGCGACCATGAACGTTCACCTCGACCTCTGGCAGCGCGCCTACTACGTGTCGATGCGCGACAATGACTTCTCGGGCGACGTGGAGAAGATGTGGCGAGAATATCCCTCGACCCCCGCCGAGTGCTGGCAGAAATCGACCGAAGGCACATGGTATGCTGTCCAGCTTGCCCAATCCCGCATGGCCGGACGGATTGGTATCGTGCCGCACATCCCCTCGATCCGGGTCAACACGTTCTGGGACATCGGCTCGGGCGATGGAACCGCGATCTGGCTGCACCAGTATGTCGGCACCCAGCACAGGTTCATCGGCTTCATCGAGAATTGGGGGCATGGCTACGAGTGGTATGTCCGCACCCTGCGCGAGACGGGCTATCTCTTCGGCGGCATGTTTCTCCCGCACGACGCCAACCACGAGCGCCAGCTTGAATACAAGGTCGGCAGGCCCCTCGACGCACTGCAATCGCTGGCCCCTGACTGGCAGTTCCACATCGTGCCGCGCGTGGACACCCTGACGCATGGCATCACCATGGTCCGCAACCAGTTCTCGCAATATTGGTTCGACGCCAAGGGCTGCGAGGCCGGGCTCACCCACCTCCAGGCTTACAAGAAGAAGTGGAACACCCGGCTTGGCGTCTGGTCCGACGAGCATGACCACGACAGCCCCCACACCGAGGCCGCCGACAGCATCCGCCAGTGCGCGCAAGGCTTTGAGCCATCGCTTCTGGACTTCCAGCAGCGCCCCACCCGCCGCAAAACCCGCCACCTTGGAGCGTCCGTCCTATGAGCATCATCCCGACCATCAACAAGGCTTTCACCGCCCGCGTGAACCAGGAAGATCGCACCCTTGAGGTGCAATGGGACTTCGCGTCCCTGACCGGCGACCCAGCGCACATCATCAAGCGCAACTGCAACAAGGCGCAGATGATGGAGATCACCGGGAAAGGCCAGCCGATGGCCGCCTCGGCGCGCGAAATGTTCCTGACCGAAGCAGACATCGCCACCGTCCAAGGGTGGCTTTCCGAAGGAGCAAAAGCATGACGAACCCGGAACACAAGCCATTCGGGGATCAGGCCGGCATCGACCGATGGGCGAAGGCTCTCGCCATGGATACGGTGAGCAAATCCTACTTCAGCAAGAGGTTCATCAGAACCCCGCCGACCCGCTGGCAGCGCATCAAGGCATGGTTCAGGGTGGCGCTTGGCTCGCCGATACAGGCCCCAATGCCTCCCGAGGTGGAGTTTGACCTGTCCACCGTCTTTGTGCGGCGCGACGGCAAGCGCAAGCAGCGGCGGAGCCGGGGGAAGGGCAAATGAGGCCCATCGACCGCTACAAGAAGGAAGCGAAGCGCGAGGCCGTCGATGAGGCCAACAAGGCCGCAGGAATCGCCCCGTTCACCCAGCCCCCAGGCGAGGAGACGCGCAAAGGCCCGCTCTGCACGTCCATGTTCTGCACCTTCCAGATGCCGGATGGCACGAATATCCACCTCGAAGGCGTCTGGCCGAGTGTCGATCACCTGGCGCTGGAGGTGCTGGCCTGCGCCGTGGTGGAGAAGGCGACCAAGCGGGCGGAAGAGATCAGGAGGCGGATGTGACCCTGCAATCCCTTCACCGGCTGATCGAAAGCCTCGGGCGTGGAGACATGACCGAACTGGACCGGCTGCGCACCTCTCAGGTCTGGGAGCCGCCGACCCTGACCAAGCACAACAACGTCTTCATCGAGTGGGAGGTCCAGGGCGTATCAATGGGCGTCACCACCCACTGGACGACATCGCCGGTCCCAAAGCATATCGAGATCGCGGGAAAGCTGCGCGAGAACGTGACGCGGAAGGCCCTTGAAATCATCGAAGGCGGGATCGCCGCTGCACTGGAGGCCAAATGACCCTACCGCATCCCAACCTGCCGCCCGACCCTGAACTGACTGATGTCGCCCTCCGTTATGCGATGCCGTTCGGCCCGCCCTTCACCTGCAGGATCAGCATGGCCGGCACCGACAAGAGCGTCATGGCGGCCGTCGAGAACGCTCTGATGCAGGCCCGCGAGGAAGCCATGCAACGCATCGCCCGCCAATCCACCTGATCTGGTGGACCCACAGGCCATTTCGTGGCATGAATGCCGAAGCCCACTAGGGATAGACCCCCATGTATGAGAACCGACCCGTCGCCCGCGAACTTCTGGACCTGTCCAAGCGGCATGCGACCTTTGTCCGTGGCGAGATCACCGCCATCATCACGTGGACCCTTGACGACCAGCGCCCCTGCCTCGCACTGATCCCGACCCTTCGCCTCCTGCACTTCGACACCATCACCCCTTGCGTGGTCAAAGACCTGACCGCCTGGGCGTGGTCGGAGGACAAGCGCCTCCGCGACATCCCGCACGTCGCGTTCCAGTCCATGCTCTTCGCCAATGACCTCGGGCTCAGTGCGACCCCCGCGAGCGCGCGGAAGGTGGCGACCGTGATCCACGACCTGCTCGATGATCTGCTCATGTGCCCTCCCATGCCGCAGAACTTCGACAAGTTTATCGTGGGCGCGTCTCATTTCAGGAACCTTGCGACGGGCGAGGTCATCGAAAAGGACATCAAGGCAGATGTATGACCTCGGGAACACGGCGGGCGCCAAGACCATCATCCCCTACAAGCGGGGCTCTCGGCCCATGCCGGGCATCGGACACAGCGGCGGCGCGATCATGGTCCCAGACCTGCGGTCGCACCAGGCGGAGGTGCTGCATCGCTCCCTGCTTGGGCATTACCTGCGCGAGATCGAGTTTCAGGCTAACTGGCGGGCCGAGAAGGCTACCGACGAGCGATTCTACGACAACGACCCATGGTCGGAAGAGGAAAAGGCAACCCTCAAGGCGCGCGGGCAGGACGCGACGAACTACAATGTGGTCGCCACGACGCTGAACTGGATGATCGGCACGGAGCGGCGCGGGCGCACGGAATACAAGATTCTCCCCCGCCGCAAGGAAGGCTCACAGGCCGCCCAGCGCAAGACGCAACTGATGAAATACCTGGCCGACGCGAACAACAGTGAGTTCGCCATGTCCCAAGCCTATGCCGACGCGATCAAGAGCGGCGAGGGCTGGGTGGAATCGGGGTGGCAGCGCGACGACGAGGGCGAGCCCGTCTATGACCGGGCGGAATCGTGGCGCAACATCATCCGCGACAGCCTGAGCCGCGAGCAGGACTATTCCGATGCTCGCTATCTCTTCCGCATGAAGTGGGTGGATGAGGATGTGGCGCATGCGACCTACCCTGGGGCGAAGGAAGCCATTGACCGGGCGCGATCTTCCGACCACAGCATCATCGGGTCCGGCGACCACTTCGGCGACGAGTGGAGCGACGAGGCAGAGAATGCCCAGACCATCTACGGCAGCAACCATCACAGCAGCAATTCCGGGTTTATCGCCTCGGCCCGGTCCCGCGTCCGGCTGATCGAAGGCTGGTTTCGCAAGCCCTGCCAGACTGATGTGATGTCGGGCGGGCAGTTCACCGGGGAAATCTTCGACGCCGACAGCGAGGGCCATACCTACGAGTTGGACACGGGTGTAGCATCGCTCGAAACCCGCACAAAGATGCGGATGCACGTGGCGATCTTCACCTCGGCAGGCATCCTGCACTTCCAGGAGAGCCCCTATCGCCACAACCGCTTCGGGCTGACGCCCATCTTCTGCTACCGGAAGGCCGCCGATGGAGAGTCCTACGGCATGATCCGCAACCTCCGCAGCCTGCAGACCCAGATCAACCACGCCGCCTCGAAGGCACAGCACGTCCTATCCACGAACAAGACCATCATGGACAAGGGCGCGGTGGATGATCTCGATGAGTTTGAAGAAGAGGTCGCCCGGCCCGACGCGATCATCGTGAAGAACCCCGGCAAGGAGTTGGTCATCAATGTCGATCGGGAGTTGGCCGCATCTTTCGTGGATCTGATGTCCCGCAATATCCAAATGGTGCAGCAGGTCGGCGGCGTGACCGACGAAAACATGGGCCGCACCACCAACGCGACATCGGGCAAGGCCATCACCGCCCGGCAGGACCAAGGTGGGCTGGTGACGGCTGAGCCGCTGGACAACCTGTCCTTCGCGCGCCGCATCCACGGGCAGAAGATGCTGAGCCTGATGGAGCAGTTCCTCACCGAAGAGAAGCAGTTCCGCATCACGAACAGCCGGGGTGTCCCGCAGCACGTGACCATCAACGATGGACTGCCCGAGAACGACATCTGCCGCACCAAGGCCGACTTCATCATCACCGAACAGGCTTGGACTGCGACCGCGCGGCAGGCGCAGTTCGATGCGACGGTGGAAATGATTAAGGCCGTGGCCCCCGTGGCCCCACAGTTCGCCCTTCTCATCATGGACCTTCTGATCGACCAGTCCGATATGCCAAACCGTGACGAGATCGTGAAACGCATCCGGCAGGAGACGGGCCAGAAAGACCCCGACGCCGATCCGAACGTGCCGCCGAGCCCAGAAGAGCAGGCCGCCGATGCCGCGAAGAAGGAACAGGCCGACATGCAGAAGCGCGCATTCATGGCGAAGGTCGGGCTGGACGAGGCCGGAGCGATGCAAAAGGCGGCCGCTGCCGGCAAGGCCAAGACCGAAACCGATGGACTGCACCAGGCCGCCGTGTCGATGAGCCTCGAACAGTTTCAGAAGGCGATGGAGGTCGCGTTCCAGATGCTTTCCGTCCCGCAGGCCGCGCCGGTCAGCGATGCCTTGCTCAAAGAGGCTGGATACAAGGCGAGCGGGCTTCCCCAGGGCATCCCGCAAGGTGCGCTTCCGCCCTCCGCAGGCCCCATCCCGATGGGTGCGACACCTCCGACAGCCGCAGCACCCCCCCCTGGCGCACCCTCCGCGCCCCAACCCGCGCCCCAGATGGCGCAATAACTCACGAGAACCCCCATGCCAGCCCAGCGCATCGTGGAAAAGCTGTCCGTGACGCCCTATGCGACCGGCGACGATCACTAAGCCCCACGACCACTAAAACCCCTGCCAAGGAGACTGAAATCATGGCGAAGACCCCCGAAGACCTGCTTGATGACGAAGACCCCGACATCGACACCGCGCTGGCTGACCCAGATGAGGGCAAGAGCAGCGAACTCGATGAATCGCTCTTGTCCGAGGAAGAACGCGCGGCGCTGAAAGAGGGCGACAGCGAACCCGACACGTATGACCCAGATGACCCGGACGCCGAGCCGGTGATCGACCCCAAAACCGGCGTCCTGCCCCCGGTGAAGGCCGAGCCTGCCGCCACACCCGCCACGGCCCCCGTTGCCGAGCAACTGCCCCCGGTGATCCCGGAACGGGTGGACCGCACCGCTGAGCTGGCCGATCTGGCGACCAAGGAAGCCGCCCTCCAATCGCTGTTCGATGATGGCGAGATCAGCGACACCGACTACAAGGCGCAAATCAAGGCCATCGCCAAGGATCAGGGCCGGTATGAGGACGAGCAGAACGCCCGCGCCGAGGCGATCAAGACCGCCAAGGCATCGGGAGATGCCGCCTTCCTCGCTGCCGTGACCGCCGTGAAGACCGCAACACCGGGCCTTTTCGGGCCGGAGCATCTGCCTGGCTACAACCGCTTCGTGGAACTGGTCACTGCAGACCCCAAGAACGCCAAGATGACGTTCACCCAGCAGCTTGAGAAGGCGCAGACGCTCTACGCCCTCGATGTCGGCGATCCGGCCCTTGCCCCGCTGACCGCGAAGAACCCCGCGCCGAAGGCCAAAGCGGCCGATCCCGCCGCCAAGCCGGAGCCGATCCGCGCCGAGCCCATCCCAACCCTGGCCCGCATCCCTGCGGCAGCGACGAACGATACGGACGGCGACCGCTGGCAGGCCCTGAACCGGCTTCTGGACCAAGGGAAGATCGAGCAGCACGAGCGCGCGCTGGCTCGCATGACCAAGGATCAGCGCGAAGCCTACGGCGCTTTTGAAGGCTGATAAACGATTGATGGGCGCGGCATGTCTTTGTTTCTGAACCTGAAACCCGGCGACCAGATCAGGGTGGACAAGGAGACTGTCCTGACCTGCATCCGATCGCGCGCTGGTCAACTCAGGTTGGAAATCGCCGCGCCCCTCGATGTCCTGATTCAGCATGTGAGAGCCGATGGCGGCCTCCGCGCCCGGTCGGACGCCGAACCCGGAACGCCATAGAATGTGAGGGCTTCTCAAAAGCCTCTATGGGTGGTATGTCTCGGCCTATGCAATGGCGCATGAGTGCCTCGCGCGTGTTTAACTCCGCATGAGGGATACTCAAGATGACCGCCACCACTGTTCCGTTTGGTGATGCCCGCGCAATCAAACGCTGGTCCAGCCTGCTCGCTTCGGACATGCTGTCCAAGCAATACTTCTCCAAGAAGTTCATCGGCACCGACGACAACTCCATCATCCAGCAGAAGACCGAACTGCAGTCGGACGCTGGCGATGACATCCAGTTCGACCTGTCGGTGCAACTGAAGGGCACCCCGACCTCCGGCGACAACCGCCTCAAGGGCCGCGAAGAGAACCTTCGTTTCTACAGCGACGAAGTTCGCATCGACCAACTGCGCCACAGCGTCTCGGCCGGTGGTCGGATGACCCGGAAGCGCACCGCGCATGATCTCCGCAAGCTGGCCCGCGACAAGCTGGGCGATTATTGGTCGGAATACATCGACCAAGTGACCTTCGTTTACCTGTCGGGTGCGCGTGGCATCAACCAGGACTTCTATGAGCCGATCACCTATACCGGCTTCGCCAACAACCCCGTGCAGGCCCCGGATACCGCCCACCTGATGTATGGCGGCGCGGCAACCTCCAAGGCTTCCATGGTGGCCGGCGACCTGATGTCGCGCGACCTGGTGGTCAAGGTGAACGTGAACGTGGGCATGATCCGCGCGCTGGACCCGACCGCTTCCAACCTGGAACCGGTCACGATGGACGGGGAAACCCGCTACATCCTGTTGATGAGTTTGTTCCAAGAATACAGCATGAAAACTGCGACTGGCGCGACCGGCTGGCTCGAAATCCAGAAGGCTGCGGCGGCCGCGAATGGCGACAACGACAAGATGTTCAAGGGCTCCTTGGGTATGATTGGCGGCGTTATCCTGCACAGCCACAAGTCAGTGATCCGCTTCTCCGACTACGGTGCTGGCGCCAACCTCCCCGCCTCGCGCGCCCTATTCATGGGCCGCCAGGCTGGCATCATCGCTTACGGCACCCCGAACGGCACCCGGATGATGTGGGAAGAAGAGCTCGAAGACTATGGCAACGAGCCCACCGTGGCCGCTGGCATGATCGTCGGGATCAAGAAGACCCGCTACAACGGCAAGGACTTCGGCCTGGTGGCCGTGGATACGTCCTCGCCGACGCCGTAAGCCTCTGAATGACGGGCCGGGGTTCGCCTCGGCCCGAACTGCAACCCGTAACGCCCTTTTGAAGGACATCTTCTATGACCACCCGTCAGACCAAATATGCGAACGGTCAGCGTTCCGTGCCCTATCCGAAGGATGCGGGCGGCTGCGTTTCTGTTCGCGCTTCCTACGACATCGTGTCCGGGCAAGACCCGGCGCTGATCGCCGCCACCGACCGCATTGAAATGTTCATCCTCCCTGCCTTCTGCACGGTCGATGAAATGATCTTCTACGGCGTGTCCGGCGCGGCCGGCACCTGCAACATCGGCCTGATGTCCGGCACCGCTGGCGACCCGGACGTGGCGAACGCGCGGACTGTCGGCGTGGAGTTCTTCTCCGCCGTCTCCAACAACGCCGCCCAGACCCGGATGATCCTGCCGACTGGCTTCGACATCGCCCCGGTGGACTATGATCGCGGCGTGGGCCTGACCGTCTCCGCCGACATCACCCAAGGTGCGGGCCGCTACCTCCGCATCAAGGCCATCTACTCGGCCAACATCCTGTAATCTCTAGGCTACCCAGCCTTGCGAACGTTTGGCGGTATCGTAAACCTCCATCCCTCCCCCAACAGCCAAGGGTTTTCCCATGCTCATCGAGTGCATTCTCCGCCGCAAAGGTGGAACCGTGATCGACCTGCCCCTGAATGGTCACAACGTGAACTACCACTTTACCCCCGCTGCCGATGACCCGCAGGGCCCGCACCTGGCTGAAGTGGTCGAGCCTGATCACATTGGCACCCTGCTCGGCATCAAGGAAGCCTACCGCATCGGCAAGAACCAGGCTGGTGTTGTGCTGGTTGACGACGCAGAGGATCTGCTGGAGATCGAGGCGGGCGAGAGCCTGACCTTCCTGTGCGTCAAAAGCGGCCACGCTGTGCTGTCCACAATGCGCGCGATGGGTATGGAACTGACCGACCAGAGCCTCGGCGGCCCGGTGGAGAAGTCCGCCAAGCTCCCGAAACCCGCCCCGGCTGGCGCGCAGAAGCGATCCATCCCCAAGGCGCTGCCCGAGGCGCTGCCCGAGGCGCTGCCCGAGGCGCTGCCCCAACCAGATGCGGCCGATCCCGATCTTCCCCCGAAGGCGTGGCATGAAGACCTGACTGATGCGGAAATCGCGCTCAAGGTCAAGGATGTGACCGGGCGCACCCCCAAGGACGGCACCTCCCGCGAGGTGATGATCGCTGCGGTTGACGCCGAGCAAGGGAACTGAGCTATGGTTATCTCGGTCAAGGACATCCTCACCCGCACCCGGATCGTGCTGCAGGATGGGGCATCTGTCCGCTGGCCGTTGCCAGAAATGACTCTCTGGGTTCTGGACGGGGCAAAGGAAATCGCCCTGTTCCAGCCCAGCGCAACCGCCGTCACCATCAAGCTGGACATGGTTCTCGGCACCAAACAGACCGTTCCTGATGGCTACCAGGGCATCATGCGGGCTGTGCGGAACCTCACCGAGGATGGAACTGTCGGCGGGCTCGCCATCAAGGCCGTGAACCGCGAGGTTCTGGACCAACAGAGCGAGAACTGGCACGACCCCGCTGTGGTCGGCTTCAAGAAGACTGTCCGGCACGTCATCATGGACATCCAAGATCCGATGACATTCTACGTTTACCCGGGAAATGACGCCTCTGGCATGATCGAGACGACCCTCTCCGCAATTCCGGTGCTGACCGGCACCCCCGCAGACCCCGATGCGCTGAACGACTATGCCTCTGTGACCATCCCCCTCATCGCGGTCTGGCAGTCGGCGCTGGTGGATTATGTCCTCTATCGGTCCTATTCCAAGGACACGCAGTTTCAGGGCGCAGAACAGCGCGCCTCGGCACACTACAACCAATTCCGGGGCGCCATCGACGCCCGCGCAGCTGCCCTTGGTTCCGCAAATGTGAACACGACCAACGCCCAACCGCACTCGTAAGGGGCAACGACATGGCCGACCTGCCTATCCGCCCCCTCGATGACTTCTCCTCTCTGGTGATGCCCTATTGCGCTGGCGTCCCTCACCCGATGATGGAGCAGGCCCTCCGCCTCTCCGCCGCGGAGTTCTGCGAGCGCACCCGCTGCTGGCGCTACCTCACCACCCGGACGATTTCGCGCGAGGAATCGACCATCGTCGCTCCCAGCTATGCCACGATCTTTGAGATCGAGAGCGCGACATTCGATGGGCTGCGCCTGGAGCCGACCCAATATACCCAACTGGACCAAGGGCTCGACCCTCTGGCAGATAACACCGGCCAGCCCTACTACATCAGCCAGAAAAACCTGAACAGCGTGGTGCTGATCCCGCCGCCCGCTGATCCCGCAACGCTGGTGTTGTCGCTCTTCCTCAAGCCCAAGGTGATGAATGACCTTCCCGTCGCCTCTGCCTATGCGCCGAATACCGACGACGATTACAACGTGGTCCCAGAGTTCATGCTGGTGCAGTATGGCGAGACCATTGCGGCCGGCGCGCTCACCAGGCTCTTGAGCATCCCCGGGCAGTCCTTCACCGACCCGAACCGCGCCTCTGGTTTCTTCGCCATTTTCGAGCGAGCCTGCGACAACAACTTCCGGTCCAACCTGCGAGGTCAGCAACGTGCCCCTTCCCGATCTCGTGGTCAGTATTTCTAGCATCGCGGTCATCGGGACACCGATTGACGAGGGTGACTTCCCCACCGACCGCAGCCGCCGCATTCCTGCGAACCTGGCCCCCGAGGATGAGTTTATCCTCTATGTCGCCGCTGAAGAGATCACGGACTTCTCCGTGGATTGCACCCTGGCCTTTGAAGATGGCGAGGCGATCCTCGCGGCCTATGCGTGGACTGACGACACCTTGATGGAGGTGACAACCTGCCGCTTCGCCGACCGGGGCGTCTATGCCAACGTGTCGGGCGGTGTGGATGGCACGAGCGTTGTCCTGAGCCTGCATGCCCAGACCAACCTGCAGCGCGCCTATCAGTGGAAGGTGACGCTTGATGTCACCGGCACCTCGACTGCCGTTGTTTCGCCGCCCGCCGACACCTCCTATCCGAAGAACAGCTACCTCGCAGATGTCATGGGCACGATCTTTGAGCCCATGTATGCTGATGTGAACAACGTTCTGATCTCGGCATAGACATGAAACAGCGCATCGCAGGGTTCCAAGGCGAAACCCCCCGGACCATTCCCCGGCTCTTGCCCGACAATGCCGCCTATATCGCCGTCAACATGATGCTGGAGGATGGATCGCTCACGCCGCTACGCGGGCCGTTGGCGGCCTACACATTCTCGGCTCCGGTGTCGGAATACAAGGCGTTCTACAAGAAATATGATGGCACCTGGCTCGCATGGGAGACGGAGGTCAACGCCACGCGCGGCCCGATCACCGATTCCGACCGCACCTATTACACCGGGGATGGTCATCCGAAGGTCAACTATGGCGCCGGGGCTGGTGTCACGTGGGATCTGGCGGTCCTTCCGCCCGCAACCCCGCTGGTCATCGCCGTGTCGTCGGGCGTTCTCGATACCGAAACCGAAGAGGATGTCTATTACGTCTATACCTACGTGACGACCACGGGCGAAGAGAGCCAGCCCTCGGGCCTGTCGAACAAGTTGCTCTGCAGCCCGCTCCAGGTCATCAGTCTGGTAAGCTACACAATCACCAGCCTTCCGGTGACGCGCGACATCGACAAGATCCGGCTCTATCGCAGCCAGACGGACAGTATCGGCAACACGACATTGTTTTTCATCCGGGAGGCGACCATCGCCTCGATCCTGGCCCAGTCTAACCCGCTGCTGATCCTGCACGACCCTGTGGTTGAGCCGAACCAGAACAGCCTCCCCTCGCTGGACTGGACCTCGCCGATCGACACGCTTGTCGGGCTCTGCGCGGGCCCCAACGGCATGATGGCGGCCTTCTCTGGCAAGGATCTCTACTTCTGCGAGCCCTTCTTCCCGCATGCCTGGCCGGTCAAATACAGCCTTTCTATGGACTTCGACATCGTGGGGGTCGCCTCGATCGGCTCCAGCTTCATCATCATGACCACGGGCACACCCTATGTCTGCTCTGGCACTGATCCAGCCAGCATGGTCTTGACCAAGCTGGAGCAAAACCTGCCCTGCGTGGCGTCCCGGTCCATTGTGGATATGGGTAATTTCGTGATGTATGCCTCGACCGAAGGGCTGGTTCAGGTCACGAACAACGGCGTGAACAACATCACGGCGGCCATGTTCACGCAAAAGCAGTGGACCCAATATCTGCCGGCAACCTTCATCGCCTCGCAGCATTTCGGGCGCTACATCTTCCGAAGCAGCCGCACGGATTGGGGCTCTGGCCCGGTTTGGGGCGGCATCATCGACCTAACCGGCCAACAGCCGTTCCTGATCGAGCATGATACCGGGTTTACCTCGACCTTCTTCGAGATTGGATCGGGCAAACTCTATGTGATGACTGGGGGCAATGTCGCCGGAGAGTGGAATGCTGGAAGCACGTTGACGATGTGGTGGTCATCCAAGGAGATCTACCTTCCGATGCCAGTCAATTTCGGCTGCTATCTCCTGCAGACCTCAAATTATAGCGGGACGGGGGCATGCACTCTGAACTTCTATGCCGATGATGCACTGGTGTTCACGACCGCCGCCCCAGACCGTAACAAGGTTGGGCGCCTTCCGGGCGGCTTCCTCGCTGAGAGGTGGTTCGTGGAGATCCTTGGCAACATCCCGATCACGGCCATCAGCTTCGCGCATGGCCCAGAAGAACTGGCAACGCCATGACCACGCCCCTCCTGAACGAAGCCGCGATGCGGGTGATTGAAGAAAAGGTTGCCCGGCTGAACGGCGACCGTGGCGACCCGCTCCTTGCCGCCCTCCGCTTGAAGAATCTGCAAGAGGTTCAGGCCACCATCGGGAAGGAGATCAAGCGCATCAGCGCGCTCAACTCCCAGGTCACGCTCCTGATTTCAGAGACGGCCGCGATCCAAGCCCTGTTCGACACCGCCTTTGCTCCCACATACCCCAGCCCGGACCTCGGCCGGCCCGGGATCATGATTATCCCATGAGGACCACATGACCGTTCAAAATGGCTTCACCATGCCGGAATCGTCCTTCCCCCGCTACAACAAGCGGCGCATCCGATGGGATCAGGCTCAGGGCGACACCCAGCCCTTCACGAAACGGTCGGCGGAACACTTTGACTATTCCGTGGATCTGTCCCTGCGGCTGGCGCCGGGCGAGGAAGTGGTTGCGGCAACCGGCGAATCCAGCGATGACGTGAACATGCCATGCACATGGGTCCGCTTCGCCAAGTATGGCGTGGTCGCCTTCGTTGATCAGGGCCTCGATGCCACGACTTTTACCCTCAAGATCGCCGCGACAACTAACCGGGGCCGCGTCATGACCTTCGATGCCGAGATCACTACCTATGGTGATGCAAATGAGACGCTTAGCAACTACTATGGGTCCGGCATCGGGAATGTGGCAGATCCGGCGCAGCACTACCTGACCGATGTCAATGGCTCCTTCGTGGCCCCGACATGGGTGGACGGATCTGGAAACCTTTTGACCCCTAACTTCGGCACAGCATGACCTCCTACCAGCGACAGTGGCAATGGCATTTCACGGCGGCCGATTGGACCGCTGCGAACCCTGTCCTGTTCGCTGGAGAACTCGGGCTGGAAATGGACACCCTGCAGTGGAAATTTGGCGACGGCGTGACCGCATGGAACTCGCTTTCCTATGCCGGAGGCAGCGGTGGCGGTGGCGGTGGCGGTGGGGGCGGCACCGGGGTTTATAACTTCGATGATGGCACAGCCAGCGCCACGACTACAGCCTATGACCTTGAAGAAGGAGGCGCATGATGCTCCGCGTTCGGCGAGATACAGCAGCAAATTGGGCCTCCGTGAACCCTATCCCTGGCGATGGTCAAATCTGTTTCGACAAGACCAACAAGATCTTCAAGGTGGGCGATGGCGTCACGGCCTACAATACCCTCGCCACCGCTGGCGGGGGCGGGGGAAGCTCGGTCCTGACCACGGTCCTAACTGGACTTTCGCTCGCATCCAGCGCCGTCATTGCTGCTACCGACACGATCCTCGCCGCCTTCGGGCAGTTGCAGGCGCAGATCACCCTGCGGGCGCCTATCACCAGCCCCACTTTCCTCGGCACCCCTGCCGCGCCCACAGCGGCACCCAGCACGAACACGACCCAGCTTGCTACGACCGCTTTCGTGACGACCGCCGACAACCTCAAGGCCAACATCGCGGGGCCGACCTTTACGGGCGTTCCTGCGGCCCCGACCGCCGCGCCGGGAACCAACACGACGCAGATCGCCACCACTGCCTATGTGGACACGGCGGATGCGCTCAAGGCCAACCTCGCATCGCCGACTTTCACCGGCACCCCAGCCGCGCCCACGGCAGCGCCAAGCACCAACACGACGCAGATCGCCTCGACCGCCTTTGTTACCGCAGCCGTGGGCGCGATCATCGCCGCCGCGGACGCCATGGTTTACAAGGGCGGGATCGCCTGCGCCGCCAACCCGAACTATCCCGCAGCGGATACCGGCCACCTTTACAAGGTGACATCGGCGGGCCGGATCGGCGGAGCGTCCGGTGTCGTGGTGGAAATTGGCGATACCATCATGTGTCAGACCGACAGCACTGCCTCGGGCGACCAAGCCACGGTCGGCGCACAGTGGAACGTCACACAGACCAACATCGACGGCGCTGTTGTCGGCCCATCCGCCGTCACCAGCGGCAACCCGGCCGTGTTTTCCGGCGCCAGCGGGAAGGTGATCGCCGAAGCCACCTTCGCCGCGTTCAAGACCAGCCTTGCCATCACGACCGCCGATATTGGCGGCCTTGCGGCAGCCTATCAGCCCCTCGGCGCTAGCCTAACCGCGATCCAGGCGCTTGCCCTCACCAACGACAACTTCATGCAGGTGAAGGGGGGCGCATGGACCGGGCGCACCATCGCGCAGGTCAAGACCGACCTCAGCCTGACCGGCACAAACTCGGGCGACCAGACCGTCACCCTGACCGGCTCCATCACCGGCAGCGGCACGGGCACCTTTGCCACCACCATCACATCGGGTGCCGTTGCCCTCTCGCACATGGCGAACCTGCCCACCCTGACCCTGATAGGCAACAACACGGGCGGTTCTGCCGTTCCCGCAGCCCTTACCGTCGATCAGGTCAATGCCATGCTACCCGCCTTCACCAGTGCCCTTGCGGGCCTCGTGCCAGCCTCGGGCGGGGGCACCGTCCTCTACCTGCGCGCCGATGGCACCTGGGCCGTGCCGGGTGGCGGCGGCGGCGGTGTTTCACCCGGCCAGGTCATGGCCTATTCCAGCTTGAGGATCTGAACCATGTTCCTTCTGAACTCCACGACCCTTGTCCAGCTTGTCTCGTCCTCCACCGCGGCACTCGACATCATGGTGGACTATACCGACATCACGACAGCCTCGGGCGTGACAGGGCTGGGCGACCAGAAAACCAAGATCACCACGGCGACGACGACGACGATCCTCGCCGCGCCAGCTGCATCGACCTTCCGGCAGATCAAGCGCCTGTCCGTGACAAACCGGGACGCCTCGAACCCGAACACGATCAGCATCGAAAAGCTGGAATCGGCTGTGGCCTATCGCGGCTACACGCACATCCTACAGGCCGGTGAAACCATTGTTTTCGACCTCAACGGCGACTTCCAGCTTTACAACAACAATGGCATCCCGACCTGGAACTATCAGGCCGGGCCGAACGATGTGCAGACCCGCCTTGTGTCGGGCGCGGGCACCTGGACCAAGCCCACCGCCTTTGTGCCGAAATTCGTCAATGTGGTCGAATATGGTGCGGGCGGCGGCGGCGGGGCAGGCGCATCCCTTGCCACGGCGGTTGTTGCCAAGGGCGGCGGCAGCGGCGGCGCCGGGGCCTATAACCAGCGCATCTTCATCGCCTCCGACCTCAGCGCCACCGAGAACTTCTCCGTAGGCGCAGGCGGGGCGGCAGGCGTTCCCGGTGTGGCTGGCGCCCTTGGCGGTGATGGCGGCATCGGCGGAAACACCACCTTCGGCACTGCGGGCAACCTTGTCTCGGCCTTTGGTGGCGGCGGCGGGCGCGGCGGGGCGATTTCCGGCGCAGTCACGGGCGGCGGCGGCGGCGGCGGGACAGCCAGCGCGGGCGGCACCGGCTCCACAGCTGCTGGCTCGGGCGGATCTCCCGGCGCCCCGGTCAACACCGGCTGCGTCGCAGGGACTGGCTCTCTCGGCTCCGTTGCCGTCATTTCTACCCATTGCGCGGAATGGGGCGGCGGCGGCGGCGGCGGATCTAGCACCCTAGCCGTGGCATGCGCTGGCGGCTCGTCCCTGCGGGGCGGCGGAGGCGGCGGCTGCGGCGGCGGGCACGACGCGACCCCTGCCGTCACCGCGGCAGCGGCAGGCGGGGCCTCGAACTCCTATACCAGCGGCGGCGGGGGCGCGGCGGGCACGTCTGGTCCGGCTCCTACCGCAGGCAGCGCGGGTGCGGCGGGCAACTCGTCGCGCGGCGGCGCGGGTGGCGGCGGCGGCGGATCGACCGTAAACGCCTCGACCAATGGCGCGGCAGGCGGCGCAGGCGGCGCAGGCGGCGGCGGCGGCGGCGGCGGCGGCGTAGGCATGAACCCGGGCCTCGGCGGCGGCGGCGGCGTGGGCGGCGACGGCGCGATCTACATCTTCACCTGGTAAAATGGCGAACCATCAGCACCTCAAGATGACGCTTTCCGGGCAGGAAACCCTCCTGCAATGGGCCGGTCAGCGCATTTTGGGCGGAGACGGCCCTTGGTATTGGGGACCGGATGCCAAGGCTTTTGGGATTCTGGACAGCGAGGATGGCCGGATTGTGGCCGTTGCGGTGCTGAACGCCTTCTATGACGACACCTGCACAGGGCATTTTGCCAGCGATGGAAAACGAAAATGGGCCACCTATAGGGTTCTGAGGGGCCTGTTCCACTACATCTTTCTGGTCTTGGGTGTGCGAAGCGTGATAGCTTCGACCCCAAGTGAGAACGCCGCCGCGATAAAAATGTGGCTGCAGATGGGATTCAAGGTCGAGGGCGAAATCCGCAAGACGCCCGATGGATCGAAGAAGAACGCTGTGGGCCAGATGTTCAACGTCGAGTGCAAGTTCATTGCAGACCTGATGAGGCAAGAAAATGGGTAAACCCAGCGTTCCGTCGCCAGATCCCGCCATGGGCCAGGCGGCCATGATGCAGGCCCAGACCGGGCAGGACTATCTCGCGTATATGCAGCAGCAGGCTGGCATCACCAACCAGTGGGCCGCCGATGATCGGGCACGATACGAGAGTGTCACGGTCCCAATGCAGGACCAATACATCAAGGACGCTGCCAATTACGACAGCGCGGACAACCTCGCGCTGAAGGCCAACCAGGCGAGTGCTCAGGCCCAAACCTCGATCGACGCGCAGACTGGCGCGATGAATCGCCAGATGCAGGGCATGGGCGTCAACCCGAACTCCGGCAAAGCCATGGCGGCTGACAAGTCAGCTTCGATCATGGGTGGCCTCCAAGTGGCCGGTGCTGCCAATGCCTCGCGCGCCCAGACCCATGCGACCGCCGATGCGATGCAGGCTAACGCGATCAATATGGTCAGTGGGCTTCCGATGCAGGCGACATCGGACATCCAGACATCAAACCAAGCCGCTTCGTCGGGCTATTCTGGCGCGCAGGCAGGCTATACCGGGCAAGCCAACAGCCTGAACCAGCAGTATTCCCAGCAAATGCAGGGGTATCAGGCGAAGGCCGACGCCAGTTCCGCGCTCTACAGCGGCGTCGGCTCCATCGTGGGTCTGGCCTTTGGCTCGGACAAAAACACCAAGAAGGACATCAAGAAGCCGGGCCGGTCCCTGCTTGATGCGGTGGACAGCATGCCAGTCAAAGACTGGACCTACAAAGACGGCGCGGGCGACGGCGGGCGCCATGTCGGCACCATGGCGCAAGACTTCAAGGCACAGACCGGGTTCGGCGACGGGCGCACGATCAATGTGATCGACGCAATCGGCACGGTCATGGGCGCAGTGCAGGAACTCTCCAAGGAGGTCGATGGCCTCAAGCGGTCGATTCCGGGTGCCAAGGGCGAGGCGGGCGAGAAGGAATCCAAAAGCCACGAGGCCGGTGAAACGCTCAAGGTCAAGGCCCGGGAGCACGCTGATGTGGCGGCCGGCCGACCAGAAGCCGATGACCGAAATGCGCCGGGCGGCAAGAGTATGCAGGCCCGGCAAGACCGCGTGGCTCTGGCGCAATCCAAGGGTGAGGCGGGCGAGAAGGAATCCAAGAGCCACGAGGCCGGCGAAACGCTCAAGGTCAAGGCCCAAGAGCGCGCCGATGTGGCGGCTGGCCGACCAGAAGCTGATGACCGCAAATCCCCGGGCGGATCTTCGATGCAGGCCCGGCAAGACCGGGTGGCGATGGCGCAATCCAAGGCCAATGCGACCGACCGCGCAACCACACACCCGACCGTCAGCCAGTCGATGGATGCCAGACAAAACCGTATGGTCGAGGCGCGCGGCAATCATATGCCGACTTCGAAGCGGTCCCTTCCGCAGATGGCGAGGGCCGCATGAGCGGATCTCCGACCGGCGATTTCCTCTCCAGCTTCTCCACCAGCTACACGAAGCAGAAGGACTATCTGCGCCAGAAGCAGGACATCGCCGCCGAAGATCAGGCGCGGCGCGATGCTATGCGCGAGGGCGCCTATCAGGGCATGCCTGTTGATGGCAGCGGCGAGAACAGCGGTGCTGCAGGCCCGGCTGCAGGCTATGCTCCCGCAGCAAGCAGCAACGGCGGCGGCTCTTACCAGCCTGACGGCCCGACTACAGATCCTGTGAACACCACCCTTGCGCCCTATCAGCGCGCGGCACTGAATGCGATCTCGTATGGGGAATCGCCGGGTGGGGCCTATGACGTGCGCTATACTCCGCAAGGTGGCGCAAAGTTCGACCTGAACGGCACTCACCCGCGGATCTATGAGCCTGGCCCAGCCGGGAAGTCTTCGGCGGCGGGCCGGTATCAGTTCACATGGTCCACCTGGAAAGACACTGCCGGGGCCGACACGCCGTTCACGCCTGAAAATCAGGACAAGTATGCGTGGCAACTCGCGGCCTCGAACTATGGCAAGCGCACTGGGCGCAATCTCGATGCGGATCTGCAGGTGGGTGGGATGACCCCAGAGATCATGAACACGCTGCAGTCCACATGGACGAGCATGAACTCGAACCAAGGCGGGCGATCGAAGATCTATGCCGACAGCTTGGCCCGATATTCGACCCCAGCCGCGCCTGTGGAAAGATCTGTGGACACTGCGCCTCTGTCTTTTGGGCAAACCATGATGAACAACCTGCAAGATGGCTTCAAAAACTCACCTCTTGGGGGCGTTCTCGCCTCCCTCACGCAATAGGAGCCGATCATGGCCGGACTTGGCAGCTTTGTGGACGGCTTCGTTGGGGGGATGAACCAGCGCAACGCATGGGATGACCGCAAGCGGCAGATTGCCCTCGATGCGGAAGACCGGAAGTGGCTCAACGAGAACCGCGATTGGGCGCGCGGCGACCGGACATATACCGTCGAAGAGCGCCAGCGCCTTCGGGCCGAGCAAGACCGTGTGCTGAAAGAAGCGCAGGATGATCGGGACGCTAAGGCGGCGGCATGGAAAGCCTCTCAGGAGGGCGGCGCGGCCAGCGAGGCGTCTCCGCCGCAGTCCGGCGTGAACACCGACATCCCCGGCATGATGGGCGACCCCAGCGCGCCCAGCCTATCCTTCGGCTCCAGTGTTCCCTCTATGAGCGATGGGGTGGACCCCGGTGCGCCTGCAGGGGCTCCAACCACGCAGCGATCTCTTCCGGGCGCTATTAGCCCGGTGGGCGGCCCTACCTCTCCCGAACCCAATGACTATTCCACACTGACCGTCGAGCAGTGGAACGCCATGACCCCTGAGCAGCGGGCCACGGTCCCGCCCGAAGCGATCAGCGCGGCGATCAATCGCTCCGTGGGAGGCAATGGTGTCGCCCAGGCTCCGGCCGGACCTACGCCGCAGACCCAGGCGCCCCCCGGCGTGAAGATCCCACAGACCATCGAAGAGTGGAATGCCATGACCCCGGAAGAGCGCGCACTGGTGCCGCCCGGGGCTGTCAGTGCTGCGATTCAGAACTCGGTCGGGACGCAGGGCCGCAGCCTGCCCGGCGCGCGGCCTTCCGATGCCGAAGAGCAGGCTCGGCTGAACGCCCCGCCCCCGCCCGGTGGCTATGCCACACCTGGCGGCCCTACGGTCCCGCCATCCGATCCGAACGCCACGGCGGGCCAGACCATTGTCAACCCGAAGACCCCGCCAGATCCTCGCGCCAACGCTGCAGCCTTGACGGGGTTCAGTGCTGGCACATCTACATCGGCGGCCGCGCCCCAGCAGCAGCCCGCCGCGCCCCCGATGGGTGGCAATCAGGCAGCCGCCGCCGCTGCGCCTCCGCCCGACACGACCGCGCCCGCTATCGCCGCAGCCATGACGCCGCCCGCACCCAAGGCTGGGCGGAGCGCGATCAGCTTCAACAGCCCCCTCTCGCGCACCCCCGAGCAGGAAACCAAGGCCGTCAAATCGACCATGGAAAACTACCGAGACATCGGGGTTCCGAAGTTGATCGACTACTATATGTCGAGGGGCGAGATCGACAGGGCGCAGGCCCTCAAGGATTGGGCTACGGGCAGCAAGGCGCAGGATTCCATGACGGATTGGTCCAAGGCGCTTCACAGCCTTGCGATTGGGGATGCCGATGGGCTTCTCACGAACTTTACCACATATATCAACGGCATGGATGTCGGTGTTACTGTGGACAAGGCTGCGAGCAAGGTGACGCGAGACGAGAATGGCATCGTCACCGGGTTCGACATCGCCGTGGTCGGCAAGGACGGCAAGACGACCATGACGCACTACAACGGGATGAACGACATGGTTCAGACCGGGCTCCTGGCCCTGCCGCCCGACAAGCTATTCGAGGAATCACAGAAGCAGCAGGTCTCTACCCGGGCTGCAGTGATGGCCTCTCAAAAGCTGGAAACCTCAGTGCAGATCGCACAGATGAAGCTGCAGGGCACAAACAAGAGCCGCAACGACATCCTGAACGTGATGAAGATCTTCACGGCCGATCCCCTCGGGCATCCCGGCTTCGCCGATCTTCCGCCCGAAGAACAAGCCTCGCAGGCGGCGGATTTCCTTCGCACCGCTGACCAGGGCGCGGCAAACTATGAAGGCGGGGGAAGCACAACGCAGCCCGCCGACCCCTCGTGGGTTTACGGCACTGGACAGTGAGAAAGGCCACCCGCGGCGGCAAGGGACGCGGGTAGCCCTGTAGGATGGCGCCGGGGAACCTCGGCGCCATCTGGCTTTTCAGGATTACAAGTGCAGGCTAAAAAGGGGAATTAGTCTGCAAGGCGCGCGTAGGACAGGTTGTCCGGTGGGCTCATAACCCATAGGTCGGTGGTTCGATTCCATCCCGCGCCACCAATCACCCCTTCCGGGCAGTGTAGTGCGGCTTGATATACCGGGCGAAGTGCTGGCCGAGCGACGGCGCGGCCATCAGGTCCGCAAACGTCTTCGTATCCACCCCGTCATAGTGGTATTGCGCCCCATTTTTCATCGTGGCGGTGAGCGTTCCCGTCTTCGGATCGTGATCGAGAGCAGAAAACATCGAGGATTTGACTTCCGGAATGGCTAGGTGCCTCCTTTGTGGATCTCCAACATACAACATCTTCCCAGGCTCATCTACATCGTGTAGCTTTCCCCGAGCATGCCCCTAAATCGGGGCAACCACATTCGACCCAAAAGGGGTATCGCCAGTGGCTGGGACTGATTACACGAGCCGCAATCCGGTGGATGCGGCGCTTGCCGAAGAGCAGGCCAAGATCGACGCCCGCAACGGTGTTGCCCCCCCCCAAGCCCCCCAGACCACTCCGAGCGCGCAACAGCCGCAGCCGACCGGCCCTTCATCGCTGGGCGGTGCTGCAGCGACAGGCATGCCCCAGAACGACCCCCACCTGAACGCTATGGGCGCACTCAGCAGCCAGAGCGGCGTTCCGATCAACCTCCTGATGTCCATCGGCGAGGTCGGCGGGGCATCGAACAAGGATGAAGCCCTGCAGGCAGCTACGCATGCTGCATCGGTCCTTTCTCCGCTTCTCAAGGGCGGGATGAAACCCGAAGAGGCCATTGCCAAGGTTCTCGGCCCGAACGCAGATCCATCGCTGACCTCGCAGATCATGTCGCGCGCTTACCAACTGGCCGATGAACTGAACCCAGGCGGTCGCCCGCCCCCGCCCCCGAAGGGCTTTGTGGGCGATGCGATGGATGCGTTGGGGACGGTCCCGCGCGGCATCGCATCGGCAGCCCCTGCGTTCAGCGAAGCCTCGTGGAATATCATGGGTGCGATGGCCGGCCTTGCAGGGCTGGACGACGCCAAGACATGGCTGCAGAAGCAGGCCGCAGGTGCCGGCAGGACCAAGGAGTGGGTCGCTGGCAAGCCCGACACATGGATCGGCGAGCAAGTTCAGGGTGCGGCGCAGTCGATCGGGACCATGGCACCCGGCATCCTTGCCTCGATCCTGTCTGGCGGCGCGGCCACGCCGGCCGTCGCTGCGACCTTTCTTGCCCCCGGGATGATCCAACAAGGCGGCCAATCTGTCGGCGAGGCCGAGAAGGCGGGCAAGTCTGATGCGGCATCGCTGCTCTATGGCGGCGTAGATGCACTGGCTGAGGGCCTGTTCGAGAAAATCCCGGTCCACAAGCTGCTTGGCGACATCGTGGAAGGGTCTGGCTTTGGCAAGATCCTGATGCACCAGCTTATGACGGAAGTGCCGACAGAGGTCGCCACGACCCTGTTCCAGAACATGAATGCCTATGCTTCGCTGAACCCCGACAAGCCCATGAAGGACTTCCTCGCGGAACAGCCTGCGGCAATCCGGGATACCATCGTCCAGACCATGCTTGCCACGGTTGGCATTTCCGGCCTTGGTGCTGGCGTGAGCGCCCTGACCCGCAAGGGCGAAGCGCAACCCCAAACCCCTCCCCCCGGCACGGCACCTCCCCCCGCTGCACCTGGGGGCGCGCTGCCGGGTGGTAGCCCCTCTACCCCCGGCGCGCAACCTTCTGGCGGCCCCGGCGCTGCGCCTGGCGCAGGCCCGTCCGCAGGCCCGTCCGCAGGCCCCGGCGCTGGATCTGGCCCCATGGGCGGCGCGGCTGGTGCTGCGCCCGACATGAACTTCAAGCACCCCGAAACGGGGGATGACGCCAAGACCGGCGAGCGATTCACCGCGCGTATGCCTGATGGCACGAACGTCAACGTCCAGTTCGTGAAGAACACGCCCCACGGCCCGCAATTCCGGTTCGATGATGGCAAGGACAGCATCATCTCGCATGCCGACATGCAGACCATGACATTCCACGTTCCGGGCTCCGCCCCGGGCGAAACCAAGGCCCCCGAGCCCCCGCCCCCGTTCGGCAAGAAGGGCGGCATACCCTTCGAGACTGCCAAGCAGGCGGCTAAGGGCGCTAAGGCCAATGGCCTGACTGGCGATGCCTTCCAGATCATCGCTGTCGATGGCGGCTTCATGGTCCAACCCCTGCCCCCGAAGCCGGGCTCTGGCTCGACCTCTCGGCCAAAGCCGGACTTCACCAACGTCAAGCCTCAGACCGAGTCCCCCCCGAAACCCGCGAAGGCTCCTGATGAAACACAAGATCCGGGAAATGAAGCAGGCCCTGCTCCTGTTGGAGGCGATGGGGCACCTAAGCCGCAAGCGCCGCAAGGCGGTGCTTCGGTGGATCAAGGCAGCACGGGTCAACCCGACACTGGCGGACCTGCCGCGCCGCAGAGTGACCAGGGCAATCCTGCAGGCCAGCCTGCTCCTGACGCCGGTCCCGGAGGCGAGCCTGCAGCACCGGCAGTAAAGCCCGGTTTTGGCGCCGACCACTACATCAAGCCCGACGACACCAAGCCCCATGCCGTTGGGATTCGCAACCTGGCGAAGCACCTCCCCGAGGACTGGCAGGTTTCGGGCGGGCGCGATTCCACGGACCAAATCGGCGCGATCATTGCCACGGCGGGCCGCGGGAAAACCCATATCTCGGTCACGCATGAGCAGTTGACCACCATGCCGCCCGAGGCTCTGGCAAAGCTGGTGATGGATGCCCATGACAAGCTGCCCCCAGATCAGCAGAGCGCCAAGCGCCCCGACCCGGCGACCATCGCCGCGCCGACGCCGGAGAACGTGGCCCCGATCAAGTTTACTGCAGACAAGGCAGGCAAGGCGCACGTCACCCTCACGCCCATCCACCATGAAGGCAAGGGCTGGACCTCAAACCTGAATTGGGATCTGCCCGGCCACAGCGGAGGCTCTGGCGGAAGCGCGCACCGGCAGTATTTCTCCACCCCGGAAGAGGCGGTCAAGTCGGCCGCCGAGGGCCTTCGTCGCAACCTGACCATCCATCCCGCCGATTCCATCGCTGGCGACCGGGTTCGCAAAGCCGCCGCGAACCTTCTCAAGCAGGTCGAGCCCTATCTGGAGCCCGAAACCCCGCCCCCCGCTGCGGAAGCCCCGAAGAAGCCCCAGACCAACACGCCGCCGCCTCCCGCCGCGCCCCCGGTGGGCGAAGGCGGCCCGAAGGCCCCGCCGAAAGCGCCCGTCCCACCCGCCGAGGCCGACAAGCCCTACCGGCTGGAGCATGCCCTCACGGACCAAGAGCGCAAGACGCTCGCCAAATACCGCAATGACAGCACCCTCGGCCACCTGGTGGGCGAGTTGGATGCCGCCACGCGCCGCGCCGAGGCGCAGATGCGCTCCAAGGGCCACGCGATCGACAACTTCGATGCCCAGGGACAGCACAAGACCACCAAGGAGTGGAACCAAGAGGCGACCCTGATCCGGGAAGCCGAAGACATCGCCAAGCGCCTGATCGAAGAGGCCCGCGCGGCGAAGACCGGGGATCTGCCGGAGCCCAAGTTTGACGAGGGCACGGGCGAGTTTGACAGCGATGGCTCTGCGGTCGCCGATGCCATGGACTTCCTCCAGAACTTCGAGTCGAACGGCGTCAACACCGACACGGTGAACGGTGCGCCCAAAGGCGAGCCCATGGCCGAGGCCGATGTGCCGCACATGGACCCCAAGGACGTGTTCCCGGAACGCAAGGGAACGGTCAGCATCGAGGCCAAGGCGGCCAAGGATGGCTATATCCCGCAGGCCGAGGCCGACGCCAAACTGGCGGCATGGAAGCAGGTCGCCAAGGACATCGGGAAGACCGGCAAGAACGCCGGCAAGATCATCATCAGCCTGTTCGACTACAGCGGCCAGTGGTCGCAGCCGTGGCGGGACGCTGGGTATCAGGTGATCCAGCACGACATCAAGATCGGCTCGAAGATCGGGCTCGATCAGTGGATCAACGACCAAATTGCGGAGCGCCGGGCCGAAGGCTACGAGGTCTATGGTGTTCTGGCGGCCACACCCTGCACCACCTTCTCCGGCGCGGGCGCGCGCTGGTGGGAGCCGCTGCACGACATCCAGACCCCCGAGGCCCTGGTGAAGGTCTTCGGCGAGGCTGCGCTGGCATCCGGGGCGAAGTCGCCTCTGGAATACAACATCATGCTGGTGAACGAGACACGCCGGATCATCGAGGAATCGAACCCGACCGGCTTCCATGTCCTTGAAAACCCTGTCGGCCGCATCGAGGAAAAGGCGGGCATGCCTGCCCCGACCGTGCGCTTCCACCCGCACAACTTCGGCGACCCCTACACCAAGCGCACCCAGCTTTACGGCATGTTCCAGACGGATCTGCCGACCGCCAATGTGGACCCGGTTGAAGGGTCCAAGATGCAGTCCAAGCTGCGCGGCACCGATCCTCTGGGCAAAGAGGCGCGCTCCACCACGCCTTTTGGGTTCAGCTATGCCTTCTTCATGGCAAACGACCCCCAGGCGCGCGAGCGCATGGGCGAGAAGCCTGCCGCCGACGACAATCACGCGAACCCAAACCCGACCCCGGCACAGGCCGAGGCGGGCAACTACCAGATGAAGCATATCAAGGTTCACGGGCTGGACATCAGCATCGAAACCGAGAAGGCCGGCACCCGGAAGGGCACCTCGCCGGACGGCAAGGAATGGAGCGTCACGCTCGCTGCCGACTATGGCTACATCAAGGGCACCGTTGGCAAAGACAAAGACCACGTCGATGTCTATGTCGGCCCCAACCCCGAATCGAAGCTGGTTGTCGTTGTCGATCAGAACGATCTGGCGACCGGCAAGTTCGATGAACACAAGATCCTGATGGGGTTCGACAGCGCCAGCGAAGCACTCAAGGTCTATGAGGCCGGGTTCAGCGATGGCAAGGGCGAGGCCCGTGTCGGCGGTATCAAGACCATGGAAGTTGCGGAGTTGCGCGCCCTGCTGCCGCACACCCCGGCATGGAAGAAGCCGATTTCCAGCAACTACACCGAGGGCGATGCGGCCAAGAAGCCGGGCATCCAGCACTTCAACCTTCACAGCCACGACAAGGTGACGACGCCGCAGGGGCGCGTGGTCAAGGTCGATTATGGCGTGGTGTCGCTCGATGATCTGGTGATCTCGAACGACGATGATGGCCGGGTCAACAAAGCCTATCCGTCCGAACTACAGCCGCGCGACCGATCGCACCCCTCTGCCATGCTCCAGGTGCAGCGCATGGCAACGAACCTGAACCCAGAGTTCATGGGCGAAGGCCCCGAAGCTGGCCCCGGCGCCCCGATCGTTTCCAAGGATGGCGTGGTCGAAAGCGGCAACGGGCGCATGATGGCCCTACGCCGCGCCTATGTCGAGAACGGCAAGAGCGCCGAAGCCTATCGCGCATGGCTCAAGGCCAAGGGCTATCCGGTCCACAAGTCGATGAAGAACCCGGTGCTGATCCGCCTCCGCACAACGGAAATGGACACGGCGACCCGCATCGCGGCGACCAAGGAATACAACGAGCGCACGAACCTTGGCATGACCGTCTCGGAAACCGCGATGGCGGATGCCGGGCAGATCCAGGCCGCGCACCTCGCCCTCTATCGTGGCGGCGATCTCGATTCCGCGGGCAACCGGGACTTCGTGCGGCAGATCATCAAGGACGTGATCGGCGAGAACGATGCGATCGGGATGATCGGCTCGGATGGCTCGATCAGCCAGGCTGGCCTTCTCCGCATCCAAGCGGCCCTGCTGGCAAAAGCCTATGGAAGCCCGGACCTCATCAAGACGCTGATGGAGGCATCGGACACCAACATCAAGGCCATCGGCGGCGCGCTGACCGATGTTGCGGGCGAGTGGGCCAAGATGCGGGCGCAGGCAGCGGAAGGGGTGATCTCGCCCCATGCCGATATGACCCCGGCCCTGATGGAGGCCGTGCAGCTTGTGGACCGGGCGCGGCGCGCTGGCCGGCCCATCACGGATTTCGTTAACCAGACCGATATGTTCGCCGCGGGCGGCACCGTGTCGGATGAGGCCAAGGACTTCCTATCCCTGCTCTTCAACGATGTCGTGAAATGGACCAAGCCTGCCAGCCGCGAGCGCATCGGATCGGCGCTGGCCTTCTACGTTCAGGAAATGGGCAAGACCCAGGCCGAGGCCGATATGTTCGGGCATACCGCGAACCCGCGCGATGTGCTGAAAATGGCAAAAGGAGCCCAAGATGGCACAAAAGGACAAGGCGGGCTCTTCGACAAGCCCACAGGCGGCCCCTCTGCACCGCAAGGCGATGGCGGAAACACTTCGGGCGATGGCGGAAACCGAGAAAAACCCAGCGGAGGTCCGGCAGTTGCGCCAGAAGGCGGCGAGCCTGAAAAACCGCCCGTAATCATCGACCCACCCGCGGTTGATGCGCCGCAAGACGCGAACCCGAAGCCCGAAGAGCCCCCGGAGAAGATTGATGACTTCGGCGGCAAGATCGAGGGCGCTCGCAAGCACCTCTTCGGGCAGTTCGTCCGGGCGATCGGGGCAGATCTCGACATCGCCACGAACCCGCTGGGCAAGACCTTCCCGCCGATTGATGCAGCGGCGCTGGCCCAAGGCGGGGCCATACATGACACCATCGCGGTGATCCTCTCGATCCGTCGCCAGATCCCGCTAAAACCGCAGGGCCGGACGAACAAATACAAGCTGGCTCGGTGGGTCAACCATGTCAGCGCCGCGCGGAAGCTGGCGAAGGATCTTTTGGATGGCACCCGGCAAGTCTGGGATGGCCCCGATCTCGATGCCGACATCCGCAATCATATCAAGGACTACGAGGACAACACTGGCTCCGGCCTTCTCAGCTTTGGCCTGGTCCGCGATGGCGCAACCCCGCAAGAGCAGGAGTTGCTTGCGACCTACCAGCTGAATCGGGTGATCCAGTATAAGATGGACCCGATCACGAAGTCTTATGTCCTCGTTCCCAGCGATGACGGGAAAACCAAGGTCCGCGCCCGCGAACCGGACACCTATTTCCTCGCCAATGGGCCGCACTACAGCAACGGGCGCGGGCTCTACATCGACACGATGGCCGAGGTGCAGGCCCGTGCCCTCGCTGAGGTGCGGAAGATCATTGACCAACAGGCGCTCGATGAGGCGATGAAGCCCGAAGGCGAAGGCGGCGATACGACCGTGCCAAAGGAGCGCGAGATCCGCCTCTCAGTGAAGTCTGAAACCTTCGAGAGGGACGCCAAGGGCATTTCCACCACAAAGACCTATGGCATCTGGTCTTCGAACGACGAGAACTCCCCGATTATCGTCGGCGGGTTTGAAACCTATCAGGCCGCCCGGGACTACATCACCGCCAACGAAGAGGAACTTCGGAACAAGGTGCGGGCGCTCCGTGTCGGGCCGCGCGAACACCGGCTGGAGAACCGCGAGCGCAGCGGCATGAAGCGCCGCGAGGGTAATGTCTCGACCGCTGACTTTGAGAAAGCCTTCGGTCTGCGCGTTGAGTTTGGGGCATCCCGGAACAACGACCAGCGGCAGTTGGACCTGAACCGGGCCTATGATGCCTTCATGGATCTGGCCGGCATGCTGGGCATCCCCTCGCAGGCGATTGCCGTTCTTCCTGTTGATGGCAAGACCCTCGGAATCGGCTTCGCATCGCGGGGCCGGGGTGGCAGGGGCGCGGCGGCGGCCCACTATGAGCAGCTTGAGGTCGTCATCAACCTCACGGCGGGCAACGGCTCGGGCTCGCTGGCCCATGAGTGGGTGCATGCTCTCGACAACTATCTGGCGCGCGAGGCGGCCAGCAAAGGCGGCGTATCGGCGGCGGCCAAGCCCAAGGATAAGCAGCGCACCGACTTTGCCTCCGACCGGGGCGAGACCAACAACAAGGGCCTGGGCGATGGGCTGGCGAAGGCGCTGCAGCACTTCGCCCTGACCCTGAAACAGGGACCGTGGCACCAGCGCAATATCGCCTTCGATACATATCGGAAGGTCGCCTATTGGGGCACGACCATCGAAGAGACGGCGCGGGCCTTCGAGGCGATCTTCACGCTCGCCCTGCAGACCTATGGGATGTCGAATGACTATCTCGTCAACATCGACACCGCGTCCGGCGCCTACCCCGCGGCCAAGGAACTGCAGAAGAGCGGCACCATCGCCGCGGCGCGCGAGGTCATGCGCGAGGTCGGCAAACTCCTGAACCCGGACGGTAAGGCCGCGCCGGACATGCCCAAGCGCACCGAAACCCTAACCGGCATGAAGATCGGCGATACCTGGGCCTCGCCCAAGGGCGAGCGGAAGATCGTGTCGATCGAGGACCGTGGCGCGATGCTGCCGATGATGGTTGGCGTCTCAACCGCTGGCGGCAAGCCCGAGGTCATGGAAGACGACATTGCCGATGGGAAGCGGGAAACCGATGCCTATCTGATGTCGCCCCAGGCTGCGCTGGATCAGGCCAAATTTGAGGCCGATACCAAGCGGGTCATGGAGGAAGCACGGGCCGCCGAAGACAAGAAGGCCGCCCTAAAGGCCGATTATGACGCCTTCACTGCGATCTATGGCCCGATGTCTTATGAGTTTGATGGCGCCCTGCTCTATGGCATCCGTGTCGATGGGAAGATGCAGACCCCGCAGGAGTTCATCCACGACAAGCTGGACGAGGGCTGGCGGCTGCTCCCGGACGGCAACAACAAGGCCATCGTCACGTTCAAGGGGCCGAAGGGGAACAGCTATAACACCCGGACGGCTGCTTTCCCGAAGAAAGTGACCTACCCCTACATCAAGTGGAAGATCGCGCAAATGGAGGCCGAGCAGGCCCTCCTGGAGGCAGTTGCACCCAAGCCTGCGGATGCCAACCCGACCGTCCCGAAGATGGTCCAGACGCTGATCGACACCTTCTCCAAGCGCCTCGTCGATGGTGACGGTTTCCACAACATCCTCGTCGCCCGGAAGGTGGCGGCAGAGGCTCTGGATCGGCCCCTCGCCGACGAGGAATACAAGCTGGTGGAAGAGGCGCTTGAGGCCGCCGTGGTCATCACTGCGCGCCACATCATCAGCCAAGGCAAGAGCCCGGCCGAAACCTATACCGCGCTGGTGGATCTCTATGCGCGCCAGCCGCTTCTGGCCCAACGCACCTCCACGAGCCTGCGGAATCAGGCATATTCGACCCCGGCGCCACTGGCCTATCTGGCCTCGCAACTGGCCGGCATCACTGAGGACACAACCGTCTATGAGCCGACCGTGGGCAACGGCATGCTCTTGATCGGCGCGGACCCGGCAAAGACGACCGCGAACGAACTGGACCCCGCCCGGGCGGCCCGCGCTAGCTATGCGCTGGGCAGCTTTATGACCAAGATCAGCGTCGGCGATGCGATGGAGCATCAGGGCCCGGCCTCTGTGGATGTCGTCATCGCTAACCCGCCCTTCGGCAAGGTGATGGATGATGCGGGGAATGAAACCCGATTCAACGCCCCCGGGCTAGCGGGCGGCGGCCAGACCACGGAGATCGACCACGCCATCGCCCTGCGGGCGCTGCAGTCCATGAAAAAGGATGGGCGCGCAGTGCTGATCGTCGGCGGCCAGAGCCCGACCTTGACCGGAAGCGACCGGGCGCAAGCCTATTCCCAGGCCAGGCAGCGGCGCTTTTGGAACACGATTTACGACCAATACAACGTTGTAGGGCACTTTACTGTCGCTGGATCGCTCTATGCACGGCAAGGCGCGCAATGGCCCGTCGATGTGATAGTGATCGAGGGCCGCGGCGAATCGAAACTGGTGCTTCCGATGTCGGAGGCGCCGCCGATCATCACGAGTTGGACCGACCTTGAAGGAGGATTGAATGGACCTCGTAGCCTGGACACCCGCAGGCAGCTTGGCGGGAGTGGGAACAGTGCTGGTCAACCCGACAACGCCGATGACCCCGGCGCGGCACAGGGCGGCGCTGGAAAGCCGAATCGACCGGCTGGTGGAGAAGGCCGACCCGCAGGAGGCGATCAGTCGGCTCCGGGATTTGGGGATTCCGCTGGTCAAGGAGGCGGAACTGCAGGGCCTGGGGGAAACCCTGTGGCACAGCCTGGACAGGCTCCGGGAAATGTCGGGCAACCGGACGGTTCCGGCAGCGATCAAGCCGGAGGCTCTGGCAGCACAAGCAGATCCGCAGGAACGGGTGGACGCCCTGCAGGCGGAGACGCTGGACAGCTTCCTCCTGGCTCTGGGGCCCTGAGCGATCAGGACGCCCAAGACCTTCTCAACGACATCTTCTCTGACCTCGGCATCGAGCCGGAGGCCGGTGGCGCTGGTGCGCCTCCGAACGAGCCGCCGCCCCCGGATGCCCTGGCTGCGCCGGACGACAACCCGTTCACCTCCAAGGATGATGCGGGCGCCAAGAAAGCCGCCAAGGCTCTAGGCGGAAATCAGGATCTTCTCGACCAAGACCCCAAGGACCTCGCCGCAAAGGCCAATCGCTACGAGAGATTCAAGCTGATCGAGGCACAGCGCGGCGCGCTGGCAGCTCTGCGCGCCGCGCTGCCGAAGGGTGTGGAGGCTGGCGTTTTCGTGCAGCCCGGGTCCGTTCGGCTGGGGGTTTACCCGGCAGGCATACCTTGGGCCATGTTCGCCTCGGTCGATGCTTCCAGCTATCACGCCAATTCCAATGCGACCCTGCTGGAGGAAGCTGGGGCCTGGGTTGCGGAGCAGGAAGAAAAGGCCAACAAGCCCAAGGACAAAAAGCCGCCCAAGGACAAGCTGAAAGACAAGCCGAACGAGCCCCCGAAAGATCCGGCGCAAAAGCCGCTGATCCGGGACGCTGCGGGCAACATCATCACCGAAACCGGCGCAGGCTTTCTCGATGGCCTTGCCGGGCTGGTGAACATGCTCAACAACCCCTCCCGGCTGAACTCCGGCCTTGGGTTTGACGAGGAGGACTATCAGCGGGCCAAGCCGCAATTCCTCGCGATGCTCAAGCATTTCGGCAACGCGGCATCGAGCATCAAGGATCTCATGCGCGCTCTGGTGCAGGCCCTCAAGGACATTGGCCTGAGCAACGAGGGGCTGCAGCGCCTGATGGGGCAGCTGACGCGCCTGGCGCAGGAACTGGCGAGCGGTGCGGCCAAGATCGTGTGGGACACCTCTGAGCGCGTGAACAACGAGCAGGAGACGGACTTCCAGGTCCAATATACCCCGCGCTCCGGCGCCGCCTATGCGGTCGGAACGCTGATCCCGGTCAATATGCAGTATGCGATGAACCGGGCGCTGGACCGGATCGAGCAGAAATATGGCAAGATCGACACCTTTGTTGCCAAAGAATTGGGCTATTCCGAGGCCGAACTCACCGGCAACGGGGCGCCGGATGGCAAGGGCCGCTTCTCTGCGGAGCAAATAGACGCCCTGGCGATGGCGATCGACAATGTGAAGGACGGCAAGGGCTTCATCATCGGCGACCAGACTGGCGTCGGGAAGGGCCGCGTCGTGGCCGGGATGATCCGCTATGCGCGCAAGAACGGCATCACGCCGATCTTCGTTACCAAGACCCCCGGGCTCTATCTCGACATGATCCGCGACCTGACGGACATCGGCGAGGGCGATTCCATCCCAGAAATCCTCGCCACCAATACCGACCTGACCGGCAAGAACATCCTCCGGGTGGACCCGGACGACCCGAATAGCCCCAAGGTCGAAAGCCTTGGGAAGCCCGCACTCGCCAAGGCGATGCAGAATATGCGGGATGGCCTCGGCCTTCCGCAAGGCAAAACCGTCCTATTCACCACCTATAGCCAGCTTCAAGAGGGTGGTGACGGCACGACCTTGCGCCAAGAGGCGGTGATGGGGCTGGCCGAGAACTCCATGTTCATCATGGATGAGGCGCACGAGGCGGGCGGCGACGGCGAGACGACCAACAAGGAAACCGGCATCACCAAGAAGAGCCGCGGGCGCATCCTCCGGGAAATGCTGGCGACGTCGAAGCACGGCACCCTCTATTCCTCGGCGACCTTTGCCAAGAACCCTGACGTGCTGTCGCTCTACTTCAAGACCGATATGAGCCTTGTGCCGGGCGACCTCGCCGGGCTTCTGAGCGAGGGCGGGGTTCCACTGCAGCAGATCTCCGCAAACCTTCTGGTGGAGGCCGGGCAGTATATCCGCCGCGAGCGGTCCTATGCCGGCGTCAAGATCGACTCCCGGACGCTCAAGACCAACAGCGCCGAAACGCATGCTGCGCTGGGCGCGGTGCGGGCAGTCTTCATGGCTGATGAAGAGCATATGCAGGACGTGCGGACTGCCTACATCAAGAACCTCCAGAAGGGCGGTCACGGCGCGGTTGGGCAGGGCGGCGCAGTAGGCTCGCAGTCCGCCACCTCCAAGACCTTCTCTTCGATGATCCACAACATCGTGGGTCAGGTGCTTCTGGCGGCAAAGTCTGATGCGGCGATCCAAGATGCGATCGAGGCGTGGAAGAACGGCGAGAAGCCGATCATTGCCCTGGCGAATACCAACGACTCAATCATTTCCGAGTATGCTGAAGACCTGGGCCTGAGCGCGGGCGATGCGATCAACATCACCTTCAACGACATCATCCTCCGCTACCTGCAGCGCCTGCGCCGTATCGGCTTCAAGGACAAGGTGACGGAGGTTGTGACCTACCACTACATCACCGACGCCGAGGTTGTCGCTCATGGCGGGCAGGCTGCGCTGCGGGCGCTGAAAGACGCAGAGCGGACCATCCGGGCCGCCGCCACGGGCAGCATGTCGGCATCCCCGATCGACAAACTCAAGGCCGGGCTGGAAGCGGCGGGCATGAAGGTCGGCGAGATCACCGGGCGCGGCTCGATGATCCATGACGGCAAGCTGAAAAATATGCCCAACAGCCAAGCCCTCAAGGCGAAGGCGATGGCGGGCTACAACTCTGGCGCCCTTGATGCGCTCATCATCAACTCGTCGGGCTCGACTGGGTTCTCCCTGCATGCCACGGCGACTCCCCGGAATGACGGAAAGCCGCGCTACATGAGGGTGCTGCAGCCAGACGCCAACATCGACGTGTTTATGCAGATGCTCGGCCGCATCCACCGGACGGGCCAGATCCACCTTCCGCGCTATTCCATCGGGGCGTCCGACCTCGCCATCGAGCAGCGCGTGGTGGCGCAACTGATGCGGAAGATGGCATCCCTCAATGCCAACACCACGGCGGCCAAGGACTCCGCCGTCACCATGAAGAACGTGAAGGACTTCCTGAACCGCTATGGCGACATCGTGGTCAACCAGTGGCTCGCCGAGAATGTGGACCAGGGGCTGGAACTTGGTTTCGCGCACGGGAAGAAGCCTGAGCCCGGCCTTGCCTCGCGGCTGACTGGTCGCCTCGCTGTGGTCGCTGATGCCGTGGCCCGGAAAATCTATGAGGACTTCGACATCGCCTATACCGCGATCATCGCGGAAATGGACCGCCTCGGCACAAACACGCTTGAGGCCAAGACCCTGAACCTTGAAGCTGAAACCCTCTCGAAGACCATCCTGTCGCCTTCGGTCGGCACCTCGCCCTTCCAGCGCGAGGCCGTGAGCGAAATTGTCAAAGCGAACGTTCTCGCCAAGCCCTACACCGAGGCGGAACTCAAGGATCGGATCGCCAAGATCCTCGACGGGAAGAAGCCCGAGATGTGGGCGCTGGAGCAGATGACCGACATTCGGGCCGGGTTTCCTGCTGCCACAGCCACGGCGAACGCTTCTCTGGCAATGTGGCAAGGCCGCCTCGCGGTGGCAAAGACGGACGCGCAGAAGCGGGACGCCAATGCTGGCATCAAGAAGGCGGAAGACCGGCTCGCCGAGGCGCACTCGATCCTCAAAGACCAGGAACGCCTTGCTCTGACCTGGAAGCCTGGCGCCAGCGCGTTCCTGATCCGCGACGAGGGTAATGGAAAGACGACCCGCATCCCGGCGATCTCGCTGGGCATCGACATGAGCCGGGCCGAGGGTAACGCCTTCCAACAGTCTAAGATGACCCTGCGGCTAGCCGTCGCGGATTCGATGCGGGAGTTTGAGGTTCCGGTGTCGCGGCTCATCGCCGGGAAAACCGAGGATGTAGCCTACCAGCCCGAGCCTTCGACCGTCTCCCCGCATGCGATCATCGCGGCCTTTGCAAACCAATCCTCCGTTTCGCGCGAGGATCGGACTATCCTGACTGGAAACCTCGTCGCGGGCTTCAAAGCCTTCGAGAAGGGCCAGATCATGCGCTTCACCCGCATGGATGGCACCGTGTCCGATGGCATCCTCATGCCGAAGTCTTTCGATACCGAGGCCGCCCTTCGGGACATGCCGGTCCAGTTCAGCACCATCCCACAGGTGATCTCGTTCCTGAACCTGGATGGCAAGGACGGAAAGCCAGTCCAGACCATGGTGGTGACGAGCGATTCCGTCATCACGATCACGCACTCGATGTCCTCTTGGGGCGCCCGGAACAACCGCTACAGCGTGATCCTGAACACGCAGGGCGGGCGCCCCTATGCGACGAACAAGCAGATCACGAGCCTGGTGGGCGACTTCAACAGCCGGTCTGGGAGGCCGACCTACGAGGCGAAGATCATCTACCCCGACAAGTTCGAGGAATTTCTGCGGCTGATCCAGTCGATCGGCGGCGTCAACTTTGAATCGCGCGCCCACAAGGACGAGGCCCGGACCATCACCGGGGCCGTTCCTCCCGGCACGAAGGCGCGCAAAGGCGAAGGGGGCGCGCACCACTTCTCCGAGCGCGGGATCGACTTCAAAGAAAACGACCCGCTTATTGAGGCCGAGATTCCGGGCGAGTTGCCCATGACCAAGGCCGAAGAGGTCAATCTCCGCGCCCGTCTTCTGGCCGAGTTGAAGCGCGTGGGGGCCGCCGCACTTCGCCTGAATGTCGCACCGCACTGGATTACCGAAGCCGGTGATGAGATTTACGGCATGTTCTATGGGGCCGAGCGGAAAATCTGGACCTCATGGGGCCAAAAGCACGGGGCGCTGGCAGTCCTGCGCCATGAGTTGCTGCATTGGGCGCGCGACCAGACCATCTGGAACGGCGCGCAGTATGGGGCATTCACCGCCGAAGAGTGGCGGGCGCTGGTATCTGCGGCCCGGATGGACGTGGCAACCATGGCATGGGTCAAGAAGGCATATGACGGACTGCCCTATGCCTGGCAGGTCGAAGAGGTCATCGCCGACCGCTACATGGCCTTTACCGGCCGCAAGGACAGCCCGGGCGGGCCGCTGAGCCGCGCCTACCACAAGTTCACGAACATCATTCATGGCATCATCAACGTGCTGCGGGGCCGCGGCTATATCAATGAAGCCATGATCTTCGAGAAGCTGTTCGATGGCTCTCTGGCGGAGCGCGCGGTCAAGGGCGAGAAGCAGGTCTTTGGCTATGGGTTCCTCAGCGAGGAATCTGTCGCATCGGCGATGCGGATGCGGCGGCCGATCACGCAGGAATACGAGCGCACCATGCTCTCGAAACTGCTCACACAGGCGATGTCTCTGGGCAGTTCCACGCTCCTGTCCGCAGTACCGGGCCGGGCGCTCTTCACCGAGTTGGGCCGGAAGATGCCTTCGGCTGAGAACTACCAAAAGCTGAAAGACAAGATGGACAAGCTGCGGTCGGAGTGGTGGACCCGCACCGATGAGGTGGCGCGGCGCTGGCGCTACATCATGTCCCAGAACAAGAACGCCAACGTCAAGCTGATGGACCTGATGCACGAGGCGACCATCGCCGGGCAAGATCCAAGCCAGCCCTATGAGCCGAAGGCATCGCCGGAGGATTATGCCCGGGTTCAGAACCAGACCGGCACCCCGGGCCAAATGGCGGCGGCGACCGAGCGCGTTCAGGCCGACCGGGCGGCGAAAGCCCGGTATGATGCCCTTGTGCCGAAATACCGGGCTCTTCCCGGGGCCTTCAAGCATATGTTCAACAAGGTCCGCGATGAATATGTCGCCATGTCCCAGGCTTACGAGCGGGCGATCATCGCCAACATCGCCAAGGCTATGAACATCAGCCTTCGGTCTGCCGAGCGGGCGCATGCCGATGAAATGCGCCGCATCCAGGATGACGGCCTGATCGGCGGCGAGCGCGCCCAGGCCATGGACCGGGCCAATGCCCGGCTGGACAAGGCCCGCCGCAACCACGGCGACGGCGCCCGCGCCCGCGCCTTTGCACTGCGGAAGATGTTCGAGAGCAACCGGGTAGAGAAGCCCTATTTCCCCCTGACCCGCTTCGGCAAGTTCTTCGTCACCACTCGGAATGCCCAAGGCAAGGTCACGGCCTTCAATATGTTCGAGAGCGTCTGGGCGCGGGACAAATTTGCCAACGCGACGGCGGCGGAGACGGGCATCAAGCCGCAGACCGGCGTGATCGGCGAGAGCGAGATCCGCGGCATGGTCGATCCGACCTTCGTCTCGGACATCGAGCAGATCCTCGCCGGAGTGGACACGCCCAAGGTGGTGATGGATGCGATCTGGCAGCGGTGGCTTGAAACCCTGCCGGAACTGTCGATCCGCCGCAACCGGCTGCACCGGAACGCTACGGCGGGATTCTCGTCGGATGCCTTCCGCGCCTTTGGCAAGGCCGCCTTCCATGGTTCGCACCAGCTTGCGAAGCTGTCCTATGCCCTCGACCTGCAGGATGCGCTTGTCGAAGCCGAGCGCGAGGCCAAGAATAGCAGCGAGCCGACCCGCAACGGGCTGATCGTGCAGGAAATGATGCGCCGCCACCAGGGCACCATGGCGCCCAAGGGTTCGGCCCTGAGCCAGTTGGCGACGAGCGCGGTGTTCCTCTACTTCATGGCCTTCTCGCCCGGGACCGCCATCGTGAATATCAGCCAGACCACGATTGTCGGCATCCCGATCCTTGGCTCCATGCCGGGGGCGAACATGCGTCAGGCTTCAGCCCAAATCGCGCGGGCATCGCTCGACTTCACCCGGGGCAAGGGGCATGCCGTCAACTCTTCGCGCCTGACAGACGACGAGAAGACCGCGATGGAGTTCGCCTATGCCAGCGGCCTGATCGACAAGAGCCGCGCCCATGACCTGGCCGGCATCGAAGCGCACGGCACTGAGTTCCGGGATTGGCGCAGCAAAATCATGGCTGCGGCCTCCTTAATGCTGCACCACACCGAGCGGATGAATCGGGAAATCACCTTCCTCGCCGCCTACCGTATGGCCCGGATCAACGCAGCCCCTGCGGTCGGCGCAAACGGCGGCCCGACCGTGCGCGGCAATCATGATGCAGCGGTTAATGCTGCAATGTCAGCGACTTGGAAGACGCACTTCGACTACCAAAATGATGCCCGCCCGCGCCTCACTCAAGGGAATGTGGCGCGCGTGGTCACTGCGATGAAAAATTTCCAGATTAACATGCTGTGGCGCCTGGCCCGGGATCTGCACCAGATGACGCGGGGCGAAAGCCCGGAGGCCCGGAAGGAGGCTCGCCGCACCTTCTTTGGCATTTCCGCTTCGTTGATGCTGCATGCCGGTATCTCTGGCGTCTGGATGTTTGGCGCAGCCTGCATGATCTGGGGCCTTCTGACCGGCGCACCCCAATCTGAGGTCAAGGATCACTTCAAGAGCGACGTGGTTTCGGTCTTTGGCGAGAAGATGGGGGCCGCCGTGTTCTATGGCATCCCGCAGGCCGTTACCGGGCTGAGCCTGTCCAGCCGCATCGGCATGCCCGACCTATGGTTCAGGGACGACAGCCGCCCGGCAGAGGGTGAGGCCCTGTATCAGCAGTGGCTCGCGCAGTCGGTCGGCGCAGCCCCGACGCTTGTCGAGAACATGCTGATGGGCGCGCAGGACATCAGCAACGGAGACTACGAGCGCGGCATCGAGAAGATGCTTCCCGTCGCCGCCCGGAACGTGATGAAGGCCGCCCGCTATGCGATGGAGGGCGCCACGACCAAGAACGGCGATCCTCTGGTCGATACCGTGACCACCCCGCAGGTCATCGTGCAGGCCCTGGGCTTCACGCCGGCCGAAATCGCGGAGCAGAACGAACTGAACAGCCTGGCCTACAACAAGCAGCAGGAGATCCAGGACGAGAAGAGCGCCATCGTGAAGGAACTCGCCACGGCGGTCCTGAGCCATGCCGCCATTACCCCGGAAATTCGGGCCAAGGTGGACGCCTTCAACGCCGCGCACCCCTCCTACCCGATCACGAGCGAGGGGATTGTGGCGTCCGCGAAGCTGCGGGCGAAGCATCACGCGAACAACCAGGGCGGGGCGGAACTCATCCCCGGGCTAGATGCTGAAATTCGTGCGGGGCTTTCGCCTCAGATCATGGACTAACTGTTGTGGGGTTCTATGCGCCGCCCCGCAAATGTGGTATCGGCGATTAAACAGAAGGGGCGAGCATGACGGCATCATCGGATCTCGAAACAGCCAAGTCCCTCGGCAGGCTGGAAGGCGGAATGCAAGCGTTGAAGGAACTGATCGGCAACCTCACTGATGCCATTGACGCTGACCGTGCCGAAGCCTTCCGACAGAGAGAGGCGCAGATCAAGAAGATGGCCGAAATGGAGGCTACCCTGCTCGCAGTGAAGGCCGATATGGACGCGGTGAAGCCGCTGACCGAGAAGTGGCACCGCTGGCAATCCATCGGGTTCGGCGTCCTCCTCGCGGTTGGGCTGATCGGGTCGGTGATCGGCTCGGCCCTCACCTATTTTCACGATCAAGTCATCGCGTTCTTCAAATGAGGCCCCCGAAGATGTTTCAGCCCCTCTCGTTCATCGGCGCCGCGAAGCCCATTGATGACATCGACCTGCCCAAGCTGGGCAACCTGATCGGCGTTGGCGAGGATGAGATCCACGCCATCATGGACACCGAGGCGCCCGGCTCCGGGTTTGACGCGATGGGCCGGCCAAAGGCCCTATTCGAGCCTCACCGCTTCTACCGCAACGTCGATACCGCAGCGGAGCGGGCCGAGGCCGTGAGCAAGAACCTCGCCTATGCCCATTGGGGCGCGCAGAAATACCCGGCTGACAGCTACAACCGCATCCGCCTCGCCATGGCGATCAATGAGACTGCCGCGCTCAAGTCCACTTCCTGGGGCCGGAGCCAGATCCTCGGGGAAAACTACCTCGACCTGGGCTATGCCTCGGTGCAGGACATGGTGACGGCGTTCATGGCCGACGAGGAAAACCACATCAAGGGCATGGTCGATTTCATCCGCGCCAACCACATTGACGATGACCTCCGCGCGCACCGCTGGGCTGTGGTCGCCCGGGTCTATAACGGGCCCGGCTATGCCAAGAACCACTATGACACGAAGCTGGAGGCAGCGTATAATCACTGGCGCGGCATCCGGGACACCCCGATTCCCGCGTAAGGAGAACCCGACATGGCCCCCCGCAAGGTAGTCACACCGGAAAACCTGTCCAAGGATTTCTACATCGACCTGGGTGATCCATCGGGCCCGGTCAAGCTGAACCTCTCGACGCTTCAATTCATGCGCGATCCGACCACGGGGCTTATCACCATCAGCCTCTCGGCCCTGACCGGGGGCAACAACACCATTAACGACGACTTCTATGTGAAATCGGCCGATGGCACCGCCGCCGCTGCGCCCAATATCCACATCCAGCGCAACAGTGCGTCTCCGGCAGCAAGCGACCTGATCGGTCAACTGATCTTTGAGGGGCGCGACAGCACAGACCAACTGATACCCTACGCTCGCGTCTATGGCTGGATTGTGGACCCGGTGAATGGCTCCGAAGATGGCGGATATGGCGTCAAGACCATGCGCGCCGGGTCCGAGGTCGATGCGTTCAAGGTGTCCGAGCTGGGCCACTTTGGCATCGGCACGGGCGACCCAAACGCCTTCGCCACGAACTATCGCCGCCTTGTGGTCGGCACGGAACTGCCCGTCAACGGCGGCATATCCATCGTCGGAACGACCCAGGCAGGACTGCTCCTGACCAATGGAGCTGCTGGGGCCACGCGACAGGGCGGCCTGACCTTCAACATGGGCCTTGGGCAGATGGCGCTGGGCGCCGACATCGCCAACCCGATGGTCTATACCTTCGACGCTTACAGCGCATACAACGGGCGTGTGGGCATCGGCAACCCGACCCCGGCCTATGCTCTGGACGTAACCGGCGACATCAACGCTTCCACTGGACTGCGGATCGCGGGCGTCCCGATCTCGTCCGGGCCACGCTATTGGGGGCGCATGGCTGCGGACTATGTGCTGACCAGCACCACTGCCGTCCAGAAGTTGTTCAACTTCGGGCCGACACTCTCGGGCGCTCTGACCCTGCCCGTGGGCCAGTATTCGATGACGCTCTCTGCGTCTCTGGACAACATGAGCATCGTCACCGGCAACCTGACCTTCACCCTGGCCGGGACAGCCACCATTGCCGAAGTCTGCTTCCAAAGCATTGGCCGGGACGTGGGCAGTGTGGACGCATTGGGCGGGGGGGTGGCTATGGGGCTGCTCGATAATACCGGCGCCTCTCAAGTTATCACTGGCGCCTCGGGCGCGGAGTTGCAACTCCTGATCGAGGCGACATTCAAGGTGACAGCCGCGGGAACGATCATTCCGAGCGTAGCTCTAACCACCGCAGCCTCGGCGCACTGCAGGGCGAACTCTTCCATCATCGTGCAATACCTCGGGGACAACAGCGCGCAATTCAGCAACGGATGGGCTTGATGGCAAAGGCAAGGTTTGATCGCTGGGGCTGGAAAGTCCTGATCTTCGTCGGGCTCTTTGCGAGCGCGTCTGGGGCCGCCGTCGATCCGCTGGCGCCTATCCCCTACACTGACCCGTGCACCTACATCAGGCATGACGAAATGGTCGCCCGGATGGCGGCGCAGCACAATGGGGCGAAGATCGGCGCGACGTGGGTCCAGTTTGATGATACGGGCCGCAAGGTGGAAATCTACTATGACCCGGTGGAGAAGGTCTGGCGCGCGACACTCGTCAAGCGATCGACCAACAGCGCGGGCTCTTGGGGCGTGAAGACCTCAAGCCCGACCTGTCTGTTCGCCGAGGGTGATTCGGTGGCAATTCCTGAGAAATGAGGGACGTGATGAAGATGATCGACAACGCAGCAACCGTCGCCAAGAAATCCATCGTGATGTGGCTCTGGTATATCCAGAGCATACTCATGGGAATCATCGGTGCGGTGAACCTGCAGGGGCTGATCCCGGAGACGCTGCAGGGTTTCGTCACGGTCGATGACGTGATCCCGGCAGACACCAGGCATTGGGTCACGGTGCAGTGCTTCCGCGGAATCCTTGCCTGCGCCTTCCTTATCGGCCCTGGCCGGATGATCCACCAGAAGACCATCGCCCCCAAGGCGCCGGAATGAAGTGGGTCCAGATCAACTGGGCCTTCCTGGTGGTCGGACTGATCTTCTTTGCCGGCGATCGCTATGGCACTTGGCGCATGCAGGCGGGCATCGACGCCGCCACAGTGAAGACCGACAATGCCGCGCGCGACAAGCGCATGGCGCTGGATGCGATGGAAGCCAAGAGCCGCGCCGACACCCGGGAGTGGGAGGACAAGCTGAATGCGATTCCTGATGTCGGCCCTGCTTGCGTTGAGCCTGGCTGGGTGCGCTAAGCCCCCGGTCCCGCTGGCGCAGCCCCCGTGCGATGATCCCGTGCCTGCCCCGACGCATGCCCTGTCCGGCCTTGAGGCCGCGAAGCAGTGGAACCGTGACCGCGAGGCGCTGCGGATCTGCAAGCTGCGGAATGAGGCCGCCTCGGGCCGATGATTGACCTCGCCCGCCATGGCCTATGGGTCGATAGCCGGTTCGTCACCCTCACCAAGACCGAGTTTATCATCGCAGAACTCCTGTGCCTCCGCCCAGGCATGGTCAGGACGCGCGGCGAGATTGCAGACCTCCTGTGCAACTACGACAGCGACCCGCGCGACGTGGTTGACCCGCATATCCGGCGCCTCCGCCGCAAGGGCATGCCCATCGTGACCCATATAGGGCAGGGGTTCAGCTACCAGCCCATGACACCAGATGCAGAAAGGGAGGCCGAGGTAGCCTCCCTTCTGGAGAAGTGTTTCAGGATGCTCTGGGGCGGGCCGCCTTAGCTGAACATCGGGGCGTCTTCATCATCGTTCATGGCGAGCATCCGTTCGAGGCTTCTTTCGAGCCTGCAGACCACATGAGGATAGAAGCCGCGCACCCTGTTCAGCGTGTCCTGCGCCTCATCGGCAGTCATCATGTCCAACTCGATCACATACTGCATCGAGAACTCGTCCCAGCCGCAGCCGAGGACTTGCGGGAAGACCCACCAAGCCTCCGCGCAGTCCGCGTGGCACTTGAGCGACCAGAACCCGCCCTCATACACCCCGGCCAGCCGGACATAGGTCGAGCCCTTCGGGATAGTGCGCTCGCAGCACTCGCACTTGTGGTCCTTCGCGGCGGTATGGCGGGTTGGATGCGAGGAGAAGTCGTCACCCACGGCTGAGCCTCGCGCGCTCAATCGCCGCGCCGAAGGCCGCCACCTCGTCTTCCATCCTCTGGGAGAAAGCATCCTCTTCCGCGCGCTTCGCCGTCCGCTTGGTGATGTAAGACTCGACCCGGGCTTTGAGGCTAGCATAGTCCGTCGCCATCTGCTCCAGATCCACGGGCGGCAGGATAACCGGCGCCGGTCCATAGCTGGCGTCCCGATGCCCTGCCAGCATCGACTCGCTCACGCCAGCGGCCATGGCCGCCGTCGCGTCGGTATGCCCCTCGTGATAGGTCTGGCCGCCGATGTCATAGGCGACAGAGAGGGCCGCCGTCATGGCCCTGCGCTGGGCTTGTGTCGGCACGATAGGCTCTGGCTCCGCATTTACGGGCGGAATCGCCACCTTGCCATCATGGGTCCAGCCCAAGGCCAGAATATCGGCCTTGCTGGTGTTGATGGAAAACCCCGTTCTGAGGCTGATTTCCTTGATGGTGATGCGATCCGGGCCGCCCTCCAGAAGCATCTTCCTGACCACCCCGAGGCGATCATTGACAGCCTGGACGCTGCTATGCGCCCGGCGCTTCTTCGGCGTCTCCGGTTGGGTTCCAAGCAGGTCAGGCGTCACTTTCGTCTCCGATGTTTGAGCGATGGTTTGCGGTCCAGTCTTGCAGTTTGGGCACAGCAGGCGGTTTCTTCTGCCCCCGAAGAACCAGCCCTTCTCCTGCATGGTTTTGACGCAGGCGGGCCAATTTATGGTGTCGCTCTGCTTTGTGGGCAGTATGTGCGGGAAAACCTCGACCTTCCCGCATCCGTCGCACGTCGCCTTGTCGCAGGGGTCAGGCACCGCCAGCGACTTGTGGTCAAAGCCCATGCTTCCCTCCTGTCTGAATGAGCCAATCGGTGACGGCGATGAACCCGGTATCGGGTCCATACTTCGCTTCCCATGCCGCCTTGTCCTTGTGGATGGCTACCTTGTCGCTGCCCCGATCGCCCTGGTGATGGTCTTCGCACAGAGGGATGGCGGCATCGTCTCCCGCGCGGACGCTGCTATAGCGCCCGCTGATGCAGTGGTGCGCCTGGGTCGGCGTCTCCTGCTTGTCTCCATATTCCCGGCAGGCCACGCATGGCAGGCCGTGGATCGCCTCGATGCGGGCCTTGTCGAGCACCCGCTTCTGGACCTTGGGCTTCTTGCCCTTCTTCTGTCCCAGCGGGCCGCGCCCGGCGAGGTCTGGCATGCGCGCTATCCTCCACAGCATCAACAGGGGCACGAGCAGCAGCAGGCCGCTCCACGGCAGAGGCACGGGCTCCGGCTTGGGGGGAACATGGCCGCCGCCATTGAAGACCCAGCCCAGCAGTTCCTCATCGGTATAGCCCATGGCGCGCAGCCGCTCGCCGGGGCTGATGCAGGCCGCGCTCCACTCGCGCAGCGCGGTGTCATACCATCCGTGAACGATTTGCGCCGGGATGCCCGGGAATTGGTCGGCGAAGGTCGGCAAATCCATGAAAGGCGTATCGCACTGATCCCCCGGGATGGTGGAGGGGCCATCAGCTAGGGCGGGTCCGGCGCACAGCAGCATTACCATCACCCAGCGCCTCATTTCCGGGCCGGGGGTTTGCGCACCCGCTTGGGCTTCGCGGCGGGCGCGGGCTCCGCGGCAGGAAGGGTGATGGTCTGGTAGCTGATCGACTTCCATGTCGCGCAGAAGAAGCTAGCCGGCGTGAAAGGCAGCTTCCATTCGCCCGTCAGTAGCAGCGCCGGAGGCGACCCGTGGCAGGCCCCTTCGGGCGTCTTTTGCACGATACCCTCGGGCGTCAGCCTCGTCGCCTGATCCCACCAGTGGCACGTGCCGCAGTTTTCCAGTCGAACGATTATTTCCACCATCATTTGGCCCCCTTGATGATCTCGCGGGCGCGAGCGATGCAGTTGTCGCGGTCGAATACCGTCCCAAACTCGCCGCCTTGGTCGATCTGACTGATGATCTCGCGCAGGACCGCCTCGGCCTTCTTGGCCCGGTCCAGCAGCTTTTTCTTGTCGCTGTCCTTGAGCGCCATGATGTTCTTGAGGTGGTCGATCTCCCTGCCCCGGGCGGCCTGGCCGCTGATGGCTGTGTCGCGCGCCCCGCCAGCCTCTTGCAGCAGCCCGTTCAGCCGGGCGATCTCGGCGCGGAACTCCGTCACCCTCGCCAGACGTTCTCGATCACTCAGCATCGCGTCGAGCGGGTCGGCGTCATCCAGCCCCTCTCCGAGGCAGTTGGGGCACCTGTGCTTGCCCAGCGGGTCGATGTCGAACGGATAGCCGCAGAGCGGGCAGGCTGTATCGGCGGTCATGGCAACCTCAATGTTGATAAAAGCCGATGGGGGTCGGCTGTCCCTTCCAGCAGAGCCCGCAGGCCCCGCAGTGCATCTTGTCCGGGCTTCCCTTCATGGCATCCCGCTGTTCGGGGCACATCGCCACATCGAAGACCATCGGTGCGTCAATCTCGACAAGGGGCGTGGTAACGCTGCCCCACGAGCCAGAGCGACCGCTGTGCCTGATCGAGAACCGCCTGGGATCGCGGTCCCGGACCTTGGCGATGGCGGCGCCCATGGGGCTTGTGTCGGGGTGAGCGGTGAAGCCGAACACGGCCAGGCTGGGATGCTCGTCCAAGAGCCGCGCCCAGAGCGCCAGATAGCCCATAGAGTAGAAGTCGCCCGTGATGTGCAGGCGCACCAGCACCTTGCCGAACCGGTCCAGCAGGTCGATCACATCGGCCTCGATCTGGCGTTCTAGCGATTCGCCCGGGCGCCAGCGCACGGACCAGTTCAGGGTATTGCCGTAGCACTCCTGCCAGAGGGCGCAGGACCGGGGGCACGTCGCCCGCTCCTCAAGGGTCAGCGTGACGATGCGGGCGCCCTTGAGCCAGCCGACCAGCACGTCTCCGCCGATCTTGGCATTGCTCGCGCCGTCCAGCAGCACCGGCTGGCCGGGAACCACATCCTTGACCATGCTCGGGAAGATCGTTCCTTCCGTCGCCTTGGGTGCGATCACCCTTGGCTCGCCCAGCGGCACGACATTGACCTTGAACCGGCGCCTATCGCGGATCTCGCCCAGCTTCCTCACTGCGCGCTCGGCCCGGTCCTTGCGCTTTGTGCCCGCCTTGTCGATCTTCGGCTTCGGCCCGCCTTCGATTACCTGCAATTCACGGATGGCGGCGTCGATCGTGGCGCGATCCTCCGGGCTAATTCGGGCGGACATGCGCCACCTCCAAGTCTGCCAAGGTCTGCAGGTCGTCAAGGGATTCCTCCACCACAAACTTGTAGCCATGAATCACGGCGCCCCAGAGGGAGGCGACGGGGATAGATGCGATACCGACCCAGTTCACATTTTCTCGCGCCGACACCATCAGCAGGTCGGCCGACTTGATGAACGTCATCAGCCGCCCGATGGTCGGTTCTTCGATCACCGTCTCGCCGATAATGGCCCCCGCCGCGATAGCGAGAATATGAGCCGCATAGCGCGCCCGCTCGCTCGGTGGGATGTGAGCCGGAACCTCCTTCATGGCGATCTTAATCATGGCGACGGCGTGTTCGAGCCCAGCGGTCCCCATCACCTCTGTCGCGGCGGCCATGGCCTCGATCTTCTCTTCTTCTCCCACCATCAGACCATCCCCAGTGCTTGCTTATAGACATCCAGCACCGCCTCGGCCTCGGCCATGTCGTCGGGCTTCATCTTCCGCAGCACAACGATCTTCCGCAGCGCCTTGGTATCGTATCCACGGCCCTTGGCCTCAGCCATGACCTCCTTCTGTTGGTCGGCCATATCCTTCTTCTCGGCTTCAAGCCGCTCATATCGCTCGATGAATTGCCGGAGTTCGGAGGCGGTGACGGCATAAGGATCTGCCATGTCGGTCGGTGCGTTCATATTCCTGTCTCTCTCTCTCACTTGGCCTCTGGAGGCGCATGCCAGATGTTCTCGCGCCAGACCCCGCCCTGCGCGGTCCTGCGCCGGTAAGGGCCGGGGGCGATTAGCCCGGCCCCATAGAGTTCGGAAATGCGGGGCCGAACCTTCGCCGGTTCAGCGGCCAGCCTCTCGGCCACCTCGCGTGTCGTGAGCCCGCGAGGTTCAGCCTTGATGCAGGCCAGGATGCGCTCTTTGATGTTCGGCCCCGACATGCGTTACTCCTCCTGCTCCTTTGCGGCCCTCAAAACCTCCAAGAGGTAGGCATGCTGGCCCGGCCGATCCCGGAGAATATTCTCCATGTCGTACTTGTAGAGGTCTTCAACTGCGTCTGAGCCCATAACATCCAAGTCCTCCACGAACTGCCGGGAGATTTTGTGCTTCGACCAGTCTTCGCCTACCTCGCCCGTTTCCTGATCGACCCCTTCCGCATCCTCAACCTCATTCTCGCTGCCATCGCTGCGGTCGGGGTCATCCTTGCCGGCGAAGAGGTCATTGACTGCCTCTTCTGCAGGCTGGACCTCCGCCTTCGGCTTGGCCTCGACCTTGGCCGGCTCGGCGGCCTTCGTCGCGCGGGGCTTCGGTGGAACCTTGTCGATCTTCGCCGCGGGCTCGGAGGGCTGATGCTCGACCACTTCGGCGGGGGCGGCTTGCTCCTGCATCTTGCGCGCCGTGCCGCGCGCCGCCTCAACTGCAGCCTTGGCATTGGTGACAGCCGGGAAATAGTCTTCGACCTTCGCTTCGCCGTCCTTGATGGCGAGGAAAATCGCGGTCAGCATCCCAATTTCATCAAGATTGATGTCGTCCAGGCCCCCAACCTCCAAGCAGGCGAAGATCTGATCGGGCACCACTCCAAAGGCGGCGAACGCCTTGACCATTGCATCGCGGCGCTCTTTGATCGTTTTCACGTCGCCCTTGATGACCAGTTCAGCCGCCTCGTAGGCCCGGCGCCAGATGGCCTTGGGCACCCCTTTCAGCACCGCTTCACGCATGGCGATGGAGCATGCGGCGTTGCCCGTCACGGCGATCATGTCGTCGTTGAAGATTTTGCCGTTCTTGTCGCTGATCCGGCGCTGGGTCTGCTGGACGCGGGTCATGCCGGTTTCCAGGTCGTAGAAAATTCCTTCAGCGATGACAACCTTCTCAACCCGGTCCACCGCAACAACCCGCGCGCCGACCTTGCAGTTGCCCCACTGGCTGGCGATGATTTCGGCCAGCCGCACCGAGGGGCCGGTGATGGGCTTACCGGCGCGAGGGAGGGCATAGACGCACTCCTTGGCGGTTTCCGGGTCCAGCGTGGCGAGCGTGAGGATGGCCTTCATCGCGCGATCGACACTGCGAGGATAGGCTTTCGCCGTGGTGACTGCGGCGTCGAGTTCGGCACGCGCAAGCTGCACCACCAACGCGGTCCCGGGGACGACATCCCCGATGGCCTCGCTCTCGCCATGGTATTGGGCATCAATGGGCATGGGATAGCCTTTCAGACAGGGGTTTCAGTGATGTTCACGGTGACAGACTTGATGTCGCCTTCCTTCCAGTCTGGCGAGCGAACCGCTGCATTGGCGAGTCGCTGCAGAACCTCGATCACGTCCGGGTGATCCTTGAAGTGCATATATACCGCGTTG